GGGTTGTGCGGTTAACAGTCATGATTCACCTCAAGTCGAAATCGGTGTCCAGTTGGGAGTCTGCGCTGTATTGATGTTGCTCCAACTAGGCGTTTGATTGCTGCTGATATTTTGCCAGTTTGCGGTCTGGGAGTCATCAATCTCTTCCCAGAGCTTTCTTCCTTGAATGCTGTCAGCACCTGTGGCTGACTCTGTAATGATGGAACCAAATATTGTGCCTGTTGCAACAGCATCAGCCCCCGCCGAGCTTTCTGTAATAGTCGATGCAAACTTAACGGACGCACTATTAACATCCAGCCCAGACGCTGATTCTGTGACGGCCCCGTAAAAGGTAACCGTTGTACTAATGGCATCAGCACCTGTCGCTGTTTCCGTAATGCTTGTGGCGTAGGCGTTTTGCGACATGGTTTCATCAGTTGCCGTACCTGATTCTGAAACCACGGATACAAACTGTGCCACCGAGCTAACAGCGTCTGCCCCTGTTGCGGATTCTGACACTGCGGTGTTGTACTTCGGTGTTGCACTAATGGCGTCTGCCCCAGAAGCAGACTCTGAAATAATTGTCCCAAACGTAACAAGGCTGGATGTTGCGTCAGCCCCTGTCGCTGATTCTGTAATGCTTGATAAGAACTTAATAAGTGCTGAGATTGCGTCTGTAGCTGTACTGGTTTCTGATACGGCAGTGTTAAATTGCACAAGCGCGGCAATAGCGTCTGACCCTGTTGCGGATTCTGTAATGCTTGTGGCGAAATTAATGGCTGCGGCTGTTGCATCCGTTCCTGTAGCTGTCTCACTGATGGTTGCATCATATGTTGCAAAGCCACTATTACCCCAAGTTCCCGACCCCCAATCACCAAACCCCCAGCCTTCGGTAATGGGAGGAGACCCACTACTGCCTGTCGCACCAAGTGCTGCGCCACCAAATGCTGAGAAGCCGAACACATTTTTACCTTGTTATCTCGGTCCAAGAGGTTGTTGATTCGTCCCAACTGTACATCTTTCCGTCTGTAGGCATCGCTACCGGCGCTTCCCACTGTGCGTTAGCGTTAAGTAACCAACTAGCAAAAGGTTTAGGCGGTACGAAAGCGTCTATATCTTCGCGGTAGGTGTAGCCAATCCCGGCGTAGTTCTTACGCATGTTGCCGTTGTAGCTAGTCTGCTTCCAAGTGCCACCAAGAATCTTCTCAAGATGTGCAGCGCCGATATGCTCTTTCTCCACGCCGGAAGCATCAGCCGTATCTTTGTTGTCAACCACAACAACTTGCAGCACCAATCCGTTTTCGTCTATGCGGGCAAAGTGAGCCATTACGCCTCCAGCTTTAATCCAGTTAAGTCCATTTCTTCCCCGACAACACCGACAGGGAAGGTGTTAAACGATAGTGAGATTCTTACGTCATCGCCTTTGACTTCAGGAACCATGTGCGTCAGTGACGATGGAAACAGAATCAGCTTGCCAGCAGTGGCTTCAAACCACCAAGACTCTGAGTTGTACAGGTTCCACTGCTCAGGTGGAAACTTGATCTGCTGCCAGCCATCACGGTAGAAATAAATCCTGTCATCAGCGTTTGTCTGCACATAGAACACACCACTGATGTAACTATTGGGATGTGCGTGTTTGTGATGGTATTGCCCAGGTTCTGAGTAGTTACACCAGCTTTGCGTGACTCGTAGGCTGACGTTGTGCTTGGGATTGACTGTGCTTTTGAAGTAATCCGATACCGCATCTTCAATGAACGAACGCAGTGAGGTTAACGCAGGGTCACGTAGCACAAAGTTGTTCGTGCTTGTGGTGTTACCCATGTTGGGTCTTGTTGGCAGTTCACGGATGAAGAACAATTCCTCATCAGACAAAGGTCTGCCAAGCTCTGCAAAGCCTACAGGTATGGGGAATAAGTTATGCAACTGCACGTTCAAATTCCTCACGGGCTATGCCCATCTCTTTTAATTGCTCGTCGGTGTAAATCGTAGGAATGCTGTCCTCAAACTCTCTGATCTTGTCAATGACCCAATACACCTCTTCTATGCTTGGGCATGGCCGTGGATCATCCCACCGAGTAAAGACGTTATTACTGATTTCCCACTTCGCACCTGGACGAAGCAAGTGCATGGCTGTATCAATGCCTAGAAACTTATAAACTTTTGTAGTCATGTTATTGATTGATTTTGATGATTACGATACCGGAGCCGCCAGAACCACCGACCTTAGTAGATGAATTACTGCCCCCACCGCCACCACCTCCGGTGTATGCAGTTCCTGGTGCGCCTGGATTTCCACTGGTTGCACCATCACCACCGCCGCCAGCGCCGCCTGTTCCGCGAACAGAACCTTGAACGGTCGCGCCACCGCCGCCACCTCCAGCATACGTTACAGAGCTACCAGAAATTGACGATACCGTGCCTGCTCCACCCGCTCCGCTTTGTGAGCCAGAGCCGTTTGATCCGGCTGCTGAAGCGCCTCCACCGCCGCCTGTTGGATATGGGCTAGAGCCTACACTGTTTCCACCAGCATTACCTTGCGATGGGGTAACACTTGGGGTATTGCCAGCACCGCCTGAATAAGAAGGACCGCCTGATGATGACGCACCACCACCAGATCCACCTGCTGCTGCATTTGCCGCATTGATTGAACGACCACCGCCTGATGATGTTATAGAAGAAAATACACTATTTTCCCCTTGAGAACCACTTGTTCCTCCGGCTCCACCGCCACCAACAGTTACCGTGTAGTCTGTCCCTGCGGTAACGCTTAATCCCGTTCCGGTTCTAAAACCGCCTGCACCACCGGCCCCTCCTCCATTAGCATCGCCAGCACCCCCACCACCACCAGCAACCACAAGATAGTCAACGCTGGTTACACCAGTAGGGCATGTCCACTTAGTAGTGCCTTTGAACGTAAATACGGTTTGGCTTGGTACGGTGTACTTGAGGATAACAATGCCGGAGCCGCCGTTACCTCCTGACCCAGGACTTCTTGAATCACCACCGCCACCACCTCCTGAGTTAGTAAATCCATTAGATCCAGCAAGTGTTGGAGTGTATGTACCACCAGCCCCACCGCCGCCAATACCACCAGCCCCAGCAGTCCCAGATCCAACACCCCCACCACCACCACCAGAAAAATAACCATCCCAAGGTGCAGGAAGGGCGGATGCAGCAAACGACGGTGCAACAATACCCGCTCCGCCTGCCCCAGCAACGCCAGAAGATGCGTTGTTACCAGTACCAATTGGTGTAGTATTTTTTGAGCCACCACCGCCACCACCTGCGTCAGCAGTGGACGGACTGTTAAAGCCTGACCCACCGTTATTTCCTTGGCTTGGGGTTGTTGATGGTGTATTCCCTGTTCCAACAGTACCACCTCGCCCCGCACCACCACCGTTACCACCGTTTTTTCCTGCTGTTTGCCCACCGACTCCGCTCGGCCCGTCACCACCACCACCACCACCACCGAAAGCAACAAACGCATTTGGATATGGATTCCCAGGTGCAGCAGGGTCTGCGGTTATTGAAGGAGAGCTTGTTCTTTGGATATAACTGTCACCACCATTGGTTCCCTGCACGTTTGAGGCTGCCCCAGCACCCGACCCACCAACATTGATTATGTAGTCGTAGCCAGCGGATACAACAAAACCTGTACCAGTCCTAAATCCACCACCACCCCCTCCTCCGGCACCTCGTTGACCGGCGTTACCACCTCCGCCACCACCAGCCACAACTAAATACTCAACCTCTGTAACACCAGTAGGGCAAGTCCAAGTAGAAGTAGCGGTAAAGGTTTGGACGATGGTGTAGCCAGCCGAGCCTCTAAAGGCAGCGGCAATCATTGCCGATAATGCGCCAGCCATTAGGTTACCCCCGCACCAGAAACGTACCAAGTATCGGTTGCAGTCTTAAGGCATGTTGCTAACCCCTTGGTGGCTACCGTCCTATTCCCCGTAGAACCATTTGCAAGCTGGAACGTAACGCCAGCACCAGAGATTGTTAAGTTCCCGCTGTTATCGTTAACTACAAGGATTGTCGTTCCTATAGGGAAAGCTACAGAAGAATTCGTAGGAACCGTCAGCGTCGCTGTAGAACCACCCGTAAAGATGACATGCTTACCTGAATCGGTAAGCACTAGCGTGTAAGACGAAGCGCCTCCAGAGGTTTGCGGTGCAGTCCTAAAGCCTACGGAATTTGTACCATCTACCGTACAACTAGATAGCGTCCCAGACGATGGTGTACCTAAAGCACCGCTTGGAGCAACGTAATCAGTTCCTGCGCTCGCAGCAGAGATCGCTGTGCCGTTACCCTTAAGTACGCCGGTAACTGATGTCGAAAGCGTAATCGCTGGGGTTGATGATGCGTTTGCAACTGATCCGGCCAGTCCGTTAGCCGAAACAACCGAAACAGTCGTCACTGTACCAGCACCAGCCGGAGAACTAAATGTAAGGTTCCCAGACCCATCAGTGCTTAGAAACTGACCATTCGTACCGTCAACACCTGGAAGCGTAAATGTTGTGCTTGATGACGTATTAGCCGATTGCAGCGTGGTTGTCCCAGTGCCGCTTGCATTACCTTGGACCTTGAGATTACTCATGTGATTTCACCCAAAAATAAGCCACGCTTGACCTGTAGACACCGTGACTGCCTTGCCTGTGTTAATCGTAATTGGCCCCACGGCGCTAGCGTTATTACCTACCGGAATCTTGTAACTGCTTGTGATGGTTTGATTGTTTAGTGAAAACAGCGTATTTGACGCCGGGAACGTTACAAAAACATTCTTTGTCCCTGCCGGAAAATCAACAAGGTTTGCGTTATTACTTGACGAAAGTACCGAATCTCTAGATAGCGTAGTGCCTGAAGCAGTATAAGTGCCTACCCCAACTTCCCAATACGTTCCTGATTGATCGGCAATACTATAGAGCGTCGAGTTGCCATCACCTACCGCAGCAAAGGATTGAAACCCCGTTACAGCACCAGCAAGGGTTACCGTCCCCGTTCCAGTGGTTGTCGTGGTTTCTTGAACCCGATCTGCAAGAACAAAAGCCATTACGCAGACAAGCTAAAGGTATAAGTCACAAGCACCACGTCACCTGAGACTACTGAACGATCACCGGGGGAATCAAAGTCCTTGGCTGAAAACAGTGTCCCTGTTGTACCGCCTTTGGTGTTGTTACTTGTTAAAAACGCACCGCCGACGGTTGTTGTGGCGTTCATGGTGAACTGGGCTTTACTGGCTGTATTGGTGACAACCGAGGGATTAGCATTGGTTGCAGAGGCAAAAGTTGCCGTCGGACGATTTGCTTCACTGTAATTAGTGACCTCGGTCCACCCTGCATGAGAAGACATCGTATCTCCGGCAGCGGGGTTGTTGCTTGACGCTGCACCGTATAACCCAAGATACCAAGTCGTAATCTGCGCCGTACTTGTCAGTGCGCTGCCAGCCATGTATTGAAGCCCGACATTGACCACAAGGTTCTTGGACTCATCTGCCCACTTGAGATTACCGTCTTTGTCGTAGCACTCAATCAAAAACCGGCCTGTGGCCTTTAACCCTTCCGACGATCCGAGGTTGGTAATCAGACCGCAAGCGGCTGTGTCTGTTGCTTTAGCTGTAAGCTTCATGGTGTATTCCTTACAAAATCCGAATGATTGCAGTAGATGCAGAAGCGGAAGGAAATTGAATCTGAAAAGTTTGATTCAAAGTCACCTGATCTCCGCCAAAACTTATAACAGCACACGCCGCGTTAGAGGCTGAGGCATTGTAAATTAAGGCCCCAGATGAAGTAAACGATGCTGCACTCCAACTAACGTTTGCAAAAGTCACCACAGAGGCAGTCCCATCCGCAACAGGCGTCACTGAAACTAGCGTCTCACCGCCTGCGGTGTATCCGCCTCCCGTGCTGAGTTCATTCGATCCCATTTGGGAGTAATTGGTGGTTGATGCGCCATAAGTCCCGGATCCAGTTCCAAGGCTTTTGAACAAAGCGATCTTAAAAACATCTCCGCCCGGGTTCGAAAAGTTATGAATACCCTTCAAAAGCTCCACTTTGAAGCTTGTTGGCATTGCCGTAGTGATTGAAAGCGCCATACTAAGGTCCTGGGCTCACTGACTTAATGGGCAGCCGGATCATGCCATCCCTGTATTCATCACGACGACGACGTCCCTGCTGTTCCAGGCCCAAGCCTTGTATGGCTTGTTGATAGCTTTGATTGAAATAGTTCAGCATTTCAGGCGGCCCTTTGGTATAACTGTAGGCCTGAATCAAACAAGCGTAGAGCAATGCTTCCGGTGCATTAATGCTGATCCATGTCTCAGGATTCGTGCTTGCAAGCTGCGCGGGGCGGTAAATGTAGCCTAGTTCAACCGTATACCCACTGCTTGGAGTAGGAGCAATGTAAAAAGTAGATTGGCTCCAAACCGAGTAATATTTGGGTACACCAGAGGGGGTCGCCGTTCCTGTGCCAGAACCCACGCCAGTAGCAGTAAACGTAGTACCCGGTGAGTTGGCTGCTGCTCCAATTGCGGTGAAATCCGTTGTGCCTACAGAAATAATGGTGTAGACCGTACCAATATTAAAACTTCCAGCCGTTTCTGTGACTCCAGGCCAATATTCTTTCATGAACGACGTGTCACGAAAATCCAAAAAGATCTGGTCATCGCCACTTGTAAGTAACAAGTACCGGTGAGTGAGGAGGTCTGAAGGCGTTGTAAGAAACTTATTGCCTGCGGTAAGAACGCCTGATTGTTCTTTCTTAAAGTAATCCAGGTCGATATCACGGAGAATACGATTCTCCGCCATTGTAATAAATGTGTTAATTACCGAGTTGCTGAAGACATTACTGTCCACCTCGGTGTAGTTTCTAATGTTGGTGACGAGTTCGTCGTAAGTCATGAAATCACCACGGTGACGTTGCCAACAAACCCGTATCCGGCAACAAAAGCCTGGGGTGGGTAGGGCTGCATGTCTGTGCGATTAACCGTACTGAACCCAGAACCAATGCTTTGGAACGGCGCGCTAAAACCTGGAGTTCCAAGATAGATTGTAACCGGCTCAACGCGATCAACGCGAGGATCTTTAAGCGCAATCGCATCGCCTCGATACTTAAGCGGATAGAGTTGCGGCTCTTTGGGCTCGTAGTCGTCGGGACAGACCATGAACCCGCGCCAGTTTTTGCGCAGGGTGTTGTAGGAGTACCGCTGACCGCAGTAATCACACAGGCCAAAGGAGAATTTGCCTGTTGCAAAGGCCATGGCCTACTGCCCGAAGTCAGGGATAAAGAGTGCGCTTGCTGTGTCACGATCTTCTGCCGCTGCGCGCGCGAAGTCTTCTTCGTAGATCTGCTTCAGGATGACCGTCCGCTCAGGCGCGTATTTCAACGAAATCTGATAAGCAAGCCCGGAAGCGAGGCAAGGCAAAAAACGGAAGTTGACATCTGCCGTATTGGTATAGGTGCCCGCATCCTGGATCCGGCGAATGCGGTAGTAAACCAGTGTGTAAGCAAGATTGGGTGATGGGTACAAAAAGACCTTGAACGTGTTAGCACGTTGTACGTATAACTGTGCAGGCTGGGCTTGCACAGTTTTATCGGGTAGGTCTAAGTACTCCTCGCGACTGATCCGATCAAGCGTGATGTCTTGCTGCGGACTTACTCCAGGCAAACGGATGACCGCCGAGAGCACGTTGACCGTGTCTGATCCAAGCGTGATCTCGTATCCTCCAGGAGACAAGGCGTACGTCGCTTGCTCAATGGTCCAAAGGTTAAGTCCTCGATTAGCCCAATCAAGAAACAACAAATTCATTGACCGACGCGCAGACGACAATTGGTAGCCCGCCGTGGGACGCATGCCGCAACGTTCAAACGCCTCTTCGATTAAGTCATCAATCGAGAGGTTAAAGTCGGTCGTTCCTGAAGTTGCCATTTACGCGCAGCTAGAGCCGCCCATTTTCATTTTCTTAACACCCTTCATGGCCATGCGCTTGTGCTGGTTGACCAGCCCACCGCTTTTCATCAATACAGGGCCTGAAGTCTTGCTGGTTTCACTCAGCATTTTGTTGCGCGGTCCTGAAGTGACCGCACCGCCACCACGCGTTGCCGCGCCCATGCCACGTCCAGCCATGATTATTTCCCCTTTTTTGCCATTTTCATGGCTTTACCGCCTTTCTTCATGCCCATGGGCATGGGAGGCATTTTGGGCATTGCACGGCCCATGGCGTCTTTGGTCTTGCGCTTGACTGCACGGCCCATGTCATCAGCCATGCCACCTTTTTGATAACCCTTCATCATGATCAATGCTCCTTTATCTAAATTGCGCGGTTTTGGCCGCGATGGCTTTGGGTTGCTTCACAAACTGCTTTCCTGCCTTTTTACCTGCGCGCTTTGCTCGAGTCGTTGCTGCATATTCAGCCGGAGTCAAGGCCTTAATCGCCGCTTCAGGAAGATAGCGCTCGCCCGTCTTGCTTGAGGGCTTGCCGCTCTTGGTGCGCCATTTCTGGTCACCCCAATCCTTCAATGACTGCTGTGGCGCTTTCAATCTCGATAGCCTCCACCAGCTTGTTTATACTTTTTGGCTACTAATTGTGCCTTTCTCCCGGACCATTGCCCTGCACCTGTGCCATGCGTGGCAGCGGCCTTGACCTGGGCAACAATCTTCTTGCGAAGCCCAGGTTTGGTGTAGTTTCCTGCTGCATTGACCTTGGACTCACCTCCAGAGGCCATCTTTTTTATAGGGACCATACCAATCGGTTTTCCTTTATCAGAAAACTTCATGTACTTATCACCTTTAATAAAAGGCCCAACAGAAACGCCTCTAGACTTAGTGGCCATCTTCAGTGTCCTTTTTGCGCGAGGGCATCAATCTTTGCTTCAAGCCGTTCAAAGCCTGTATCAAAGCGTTCCATAATCTTTTCAAGGTCTGCACGAACCTCTGCACGAGTGATGTGATCACGAGCGATTTCCTCCCTCGTTTTGTTTAGTAGGATTTGGATGCGCTGTTGCTCATCGTGTGAGTTCTTAAGCATAAACATCACCAGAGCCACCAGAATAGACGTAATTAAGTTCCAAAGAATAATCGGGTCCATTTAACACTTCCATCTGCGTCGAGCTTGCCGTATACGGCTGTTTGGGTCTTTGGCTGCTTCAGGAAACTGCTTCATCTGGCCCGCCGAACGAGCACAAAATGACTTCCTTCGCGCAGCGTCTTTAGGCCCCGGATTGTCCGAAGTCACCGCTGTTTTGAGCTTGCTGCCAGGGTTGGCACGACGATAGGCTTCAACGCCTTTTTGCGTCATGCCTGCGCCTTGCTTGGTCGGTCGGAAATTACCGCTCTTGACCGACGTCGCAATGCCCATGCCCTTGGACTTAGCCATTATGCTGCTGCCCCACCTTCAAAGAGAATGGTCACCGTTGTTATTGATGCTCCAAGCTTGACGTAAACGCCGTCTTTGAAAAGGATGCCCTGATCAGGGATCACAAAATTCTGTGAATCAGCAACCGTTGTTGAAGCAACCTTTAACAAAAGGGGATCGGTATCAGCGTCCCCGTCGTAAAACTCAACATTGGTTGCAGCAGCCGATGTATGCGTGAAGTAAAGGCCGCACACCCTTGTTCGACCATTGATGGCTTGTCCCGTGGCGTTTTTAAAGACCGCCGATATATTGCTGGCGCTCATCAGAGCCTCCTATTAAGAGGCTTGCGTAAAGGTGATGCCAGCAGCAACCGCGCAAAATCCCTTAGCAAACCAATTTGTACCGTCGCTGATGACAGTGACCATATCGCCAGCCACTGCTTGGCCATCAACAAAAGAAATGGTGTCATCCGCAGTGCCCGTGTCACCAGCTACGCCAGCAGCATTAACGGCTTGGCCTTTGATAATGTTTGCACTTGACGCCGTTACAACCGTGTAACTAGCGCCAGAAGGAGCTGTTTTAACGATGAAAGTATAGGTCAGTCCGGCAGCGGGGGCAGGCAGCGTTGTTGCAAACTCGGTGGCGGCGTTTAGGAAAAACGTGGTGCCAGATTGAGCAGCAGTCAATGTGGAAGCAGCAGTCAGCTCGGTGTAGGCAACTGCGCCTGTGATGTTGCCGATAAACCCATTGTCAGATATGACTGGGCCGCTAAAGGTTGTGTTCGCCATTAGATCCTCACATGCGATATCGGTGTATTAGTCTGCATGTCGTCAGCCGGGACTGTCTAATACACCGGGCTAACCCCGGAATACAGGCACTGTAGCACTATGGCGCGGAGGATGCAACGTTCGTTCTATTTGCCATAAAAAGACTTCTTCCTTCTTCAGATGCCCATGATTGTTTCATTTGTACTGACTTTGACAAAGCACGCTCCAACGCTCCGCAAGATGGGCATCCACGTCCCTTGCGAAACTGAGCAGCGTATTGGGAAAAAACACCGTGAATTGGACACATACATCCTTCAATCCTGATTAAGGCACCTTGATATACGGCGTTCGTAAAATCGTACTTATCCAAAACCTCTGACGGAAACTTGTTCTTTACAGCGTCAAAGTCCGACGGATGTTGTTCCCTAGCGTTTTTACGCATGACCTCACGAATCTTTGCCAGCCCCTCTTCGGTATAGGTTCTGGGTTTTTTAGGCACATCCTTTTGAGCTCTTGATATCTTCGCCTTTGTCTCATCCGTTCTTATTTTTCCAAGCCAAAAACGCTGAGGGTTTTGCTTTTTCTTGGCTCGAATCCGTTCCTTAGTTTCCTCGCTATGAGTCTTTCCGACGCGGGGGTGATTAAAGTAGCTTTGAGCATAGTGGGCTTTAAGCGCCTCTGCGATTTGACGTCTTTGTTCTTGGGTAACGATTCGGCCAAAGTTTGGGTGATTTTCTGGGGCAACGTTTCTCCAGGGGGCACCTGATCGTCTTCCTGCGTTGTAACAATAAGCTTTCCCGAAATGTTCTTCCAACCACCTGTTCTCAGCTTCCTGAAGGGAGTTTCCCTCTGGAACCGTTTCTACGACCTTAAAAAGAAATTTCTCTTCCCCGTATTTGTTCCATGCCGCTTGCAAGTGAGCACAATGGTGAGTGCCCCTTCTAAGCTTGTTTCGATGTGTTCGAAACCGTTCTCTGTGGTTGTTTGTGCTGCCTACATAAAACTTATCATTTACAGCGTTAACAATTTTATAGATGACTTGATTCATTTGATGTCCGGTATTAAGTAAGGTATGTCTAATGTACACTCCGTGTAGTCAATAGTCAAATAAAAAGGCCACCTTTCGGTGGCCTTTGCTAAGTAGTTGATTTACCTAGTGTTTTTATGCAGCTCCAGGGCTTCCGAAGATGCCTCTAGGATCAGAGTATCCGAACGAGTACCGCTCACGAGCCTTATAGCGGACGTTTCCGGTACTAAAGTCGCCCTCAAAACCAGTGCGCATAGCCACGCGCTCAAACATCTTCATGCCGTTAGGTGCATCCGTTTTGATGAAGTATGCATCTGGGTCGGTCAGGAAGTGGTTGACCACATAGCCTTGGGGGATCATGCCCATGTTCTTGATGGCATTGATGTCGTTGTCTGCCGTTCCAACACGCAGCGTGGACTTCATGATGCGATCAGCGGTAAACATGAGCTCTTTCGGAATGATCAGCTTCAGACCCTGAACAGCGATCTTCAAGCCACGTTCATCGGTGAACGCTGCGATGTCGATCAAGGACTGCTCAAGCGAAGTTTCCGAAAGGTCAGCAGGGGTAGCCAGCTCGTTAGCAAGATCAGGACCGCCAAGGGTCGGGTGATCCAGCGCGCACAAGGGCTTGCCGTCGCCACCGAGTGAGGTAGTGAAAGCACCGTTGAGCACCGCAGCAGCTTTGATCTGCTTGGTTTGCGCCATGGAACGAGCCAAAGCCTTGGTATAACGCGCTGCAAGACGGTCGTAGAGGTTGTCCTCAACGGCTTCTTCAGTCAGCGAAAATGCCAAAGCGATGGTTTCGTGGGTGTAGCGAGCGGTGTAAACCTCTTGCGCGTTGTCGTATGCGACGCCAGCGCCTTCAGTCTTGACCGGAGCCTCACCGAACCCGGATTCCATGACTTCCTCTTCAAACGCACGATCAGAAGACTCGACAGCATAAATCTGCAAGTGTTCATTCTCGTAGTTCTTATACTCCAGGCCAAAAAGAGCGTTGAGTCCAGGCTCAAGTTCTTTAACCAGTTGGGCACGTGAAATTGCCATGATTCAGCTCCTTAAACGCCTGCCACGCCGCCACTGCTGTAGCTGTGGTTGTTAATCTTCACAACGAGTTGGGCATATGCGCCAAACTCATTGGCCGGATCGGCATACAAGCCAATGATTTTTAGCGTAAGACCTGCTGTGTTGGCAGGAGCGCCGCTGGTCGTCATGGCTGATTGGCCTGTGGTCGTGCTACCTGATCCATAGGCCACATACACGTTCTTGCCAATGTCTGTCTGGGCAATCGCGGTGTTGTCAGCTTGAATCAAGAACAACTGACTGGGGTCATCAACAATGTCAGCCTGAATGTCAACGGTGTACGCAGCATTCGCGATGAACTTGTTGGACCAAGTTGGTTTGCCGGTTACTGGGTCATTGTAATAGCACCCATTAAACACGCCAACCGAGGATTGGGTGTTTGCGCTGACGCGCTCGATGTAACCAGCTACGATTCGGACTAGGTCACCTTGAAAAATATTGGTGCCGTAGTCCTCTTTGATCAGGTAACCGTACTGCTTTTGCGCCCCTGTTGCGGACAGGTTTCCGAGTGGACGCATTCCAAAAGGCTTATTGGTATTAGCCATTTGTCGTTCCTTTTAAAAGAGTTAAGTTTCAGCCGAAGGTCGGCTGCCAAACGTCGTGCGAGAGCGGCGTTCAGGAGCGTTGATGCGCATTGAATCGTGCGCGTTGGACTTCAACAACTCGTTGTCAATCGCTCTTTGTTGATCGCGTGCTCGGTTCAGGTAATACGCGTTGCGTTCCTGAGCGGTTTCCTCGGGGATACGGGCAAGGACTAAAGCGCCTACGCCAATCACACCCGCATGTCTGCCGTCGTCAATCGATGCGGAAGCAAAATCAGGATGCTCGTCAGCCCGCACAAGTTCATAGCCCTCGCGCAGTTTTGCTGTGATATTCATCCGATCATCAAACCCCATCGTCTCGCGACGAATCCAGCGGTGCTTATATCCTTCCGGTGCCGGAGGAGCGTCTAATTTAGAAGGAGGTGCCCAGGGCTTACGGCGCGCAGTCTTCTCACGAGTCACTGCTGCTCGTGATTCACGGCGTAGTTTCGGCAACGCGGTTGCTGAAACGTCTTGTGTTTGCTCATCCATGGTTTATTCCTTCACGTACTTTGCGTATTCCTCTAACGGAACACCTAGTCTTTTGGCAATTGCGACCTGACTCGGGGTCAGTTTCACAGTGCGGCGTGCGCTTTGGTTCACACCCGAAGAGCGTGACGCAGGAGCAACCGTTTGCACGGGACGGTTGGCTGAACGGTTCATACTATCAGAACGAAACTTATGTGGGAAGGCGTCTTTGATGCGTCGATCCAACTCTTCGTAGTAATCATCGCCTCGCGGATCAAAACCTTCTTGCGATACCAGCTGAATATGAATGCCTCGGACCGCTGCCGTCATTGCAACGTCCTTGCCAAACCACTCATTCTTCTCGGCCCATTCTTCAGCACGCGGATCGGGCTGCGGCAGTTGCGGACGAGCGGCTTGTTGTTGCTGATAAGCCTGCTGTTGTTGGGCCTGTGCTGCGCGCTGGTATTCATACGCCTCACGCTGCGCGGCTTCTTCTTGCAAGCGACGCTGATCAACAAGGATAGCGGTCAAACGCTCATGAGCTTCCGTTTCGGTGTCAATGTCACCTTCCTCACGGGCCTTTTTCATGATCTGCTTGAGCGCCAAAACTTGGGTATCAATACGGCCCTTGGCCTCGCCCATGCGCTGACTGTCGGCATGCACATAACGCTGCTCGGCATCGCGAATGCGAGCCTGCATCTCTTGCGCCACGCGAATCGCCTCTTGCTCACGACGCTCGGTTTCGCGCAAACGTGCGGTTAGCTTATCAATACGCTTTTGAACCTTGTCGCTGTACTGATCAAGGTCCTGACTAGTGGTCTGGTGTGTCTCGACCATCGGGGCTTGTGGCTTTTCAAGTTGCTCGGCACTACCATCTTCGTTAATCGAGACGGTTGCAGGCTCTTCGTCTTCGCCTAGCTTAAATTCCAGTTGTTCATTGGCCATAGGATGTTCCTTACATGTGGACGATATCTTGCGGGTCATTGATCACGCCGAGCACTTCGTCATCGTTGATGAAACGAATCTCGCCGCCGTCAATCGGGATGCGCGCACCTGCGTAACGACCAAAGATGATCCAATCACCTTCCTTGCACCACGGGCCGTCAGGAAACTTCTCCTGGTCGTAGTAGGCAAGCGGTCCTAAATGCAGCACGTAGCCCACGGTGGTAGCCACCTGGGTGCGCTTTTGGGTTTCCTCAGACAGAGCAATGCCGCCTTTGGTTTTCTGTACGCCGCGATAAGGCAGGATAGCGATACGCCATCCGGTTGGTCGTGGCAAACGACTCAGGACGCTGCCTTCGATCAACTGCGGATCAAAGTTGCCTTCCTTGTCATACGCATCGTCCAACGCGGGCTTGCGCTGGGCTTCTTGCTCCTGCCACTTCTGTTCAAGTGCCGTCAATGCCATCAGAGATTCTCCTCTCGCTCGTTTAAAAGATCTTTGACCGTGACCTCAACAAGCTTGAGTGCCTCTAAGCGACCCATCAGAAAACGATATCGTTCCATATCAGGAACCGATCCGTTAAGCACGAGTCCCTCCGTGCTCTCACGTAGTGTTCTAATTTCTCTCAGTATGCGTTCGACTAAGTCAAGCATGGTCACAGCCCATGAAAAAGCAGGTGGTTTAGCCCCCACCAGAAGGGCTCGGAATTAGCAAATGCGGGTTTTCTTTGTCCGCGTCACTTTACCCTGGCCACGGCTGGTCACAAGACCGCCTTTTTTGTAGCCTGCCTCCTGATAGGCTTCGTATTCACGTGCCTTTTCAGGTACCTCTTCCATCATTTTACGTCCCTCTTTGATTTCATCCCGAGCAGACTTTGCTGCTGTCGTAGAAATCTTAGACAAAAGATCGCTTTCGCCTTCGATGCCTTTACGCGTCATTTCACGCGCTTTTTCCATCTTGGCTTTCTCGCTTGCAGTAGGCTTGCGGTACGTCATGGGCATGATCAAAGCTCCTAGTAGATTTTCACAGGACGATTGCCGTCCTTTTTCTTGACCGTCATAAACGGACCTTGCACACCGGCAGGGGTGCTGCCAGCCTTGTACTTACGTGATTTGCCTGCGGCGCTGTAGGCAATGGCAGCAGCCTGCTTGATGGCAGCGCCCCTGTTCTTGGGCTTGCTGGTGCCGATCGACCCCGTTTCCTTGTACTTCTTGATCATCTCGCCAATGTTGCCTGAGATGACCTTTTGGCTCTTGCCTTGTTTAAGCGGCATCGCGACTTCTCCGTTGGTTGATCGCCTGCACTTGCTGTGCGCGGCGGGCGTTTTGATCCATGATGGCTGCGCGCTCGCGTGCAACCGTAGCACGCTCGGCAGCGATGCGCTCTTGCGATTGAATACGCGCCTGATTGGCTTGTTGATTGGCCTGTGTGCGCTGTTGCTCGACCATCAAACGCTGCTTATCAATTTGCTGTTGGGCTTGGTCGTCTTGCGCACGGATCTGGAGCTCTTTTTCTTTGAGCATGACCAATGGATCAGGGCCCTGGCCTTGGTTGCCCATCAACTGGTTCTGGAGATCGCGAATCTCCTGCATGTACATGGCAGTCTTTAGCGCAATCGACGCTTCACGCTGTAAATCAGACACCATGCGGTCAGGATCTTTGCCATAGGCCATAAAGAGCTCGGCTTCGGTCGCTTCTTCGGCCTTCAAGCGCACATGCTCAAGGATGTGCTTTTGCAAAATCATCGCAGCCATGGGCTGCGCCTGCAACATGGGCGATAGACCAATCATCAGGTGCGATGCGATGTGCGCATCGTGCTGTTGCCCTGCAAAAGCCTTCAATTCCATCGCATCCAACACGTCACCGTTCTCCGTTGCCGGATCCTTGGGCATTTGTGTGCGCTGCGGCTTCAAAATGCTGTCGATATCGCGCACATTCATCGCGGTATAGACGCGATAGTAGGCCTCATAGAGGTTGTGCATCTGCGGTGCGGTCTGCGCCATCTGCAACTGCATCTGGGCAAGCGTTAAACGCTGGGCCGAGGAGAAAATATTAGGATCGGAGACCGGCTGGACGGCAATAAGGTTGTTGAAGTCCGCTTTTTTGATCTTTCTCGACGCTCCTGGCACGTCATAGGGGTACTCATCTGGCAAATACATGCCAAAGCCCTCAGCCAGCAGCTGAAATTCCTCTTTTAATGCGTAATGCAGCCGTTTGTGGATGGCCGACATGACCTGCGTGCCGCGTTCAAGCAGTGCAAGCGTCGTTCCGACCTGCGCCATCTGGTTGCCATCGCCCACTTGCATGTCGGCGATGCTGGCAAGACGTCTTCCGGCGTCTACACAGAACCCAAGTAGGGCAAAAAGCGTCTGCGAAGGCTCTTTGTAGGGCAAAGGCAGCATGTTTTGCTGCAATTCCGCGCCACCTACGTCAATATCGCGCCATTCTCCAGGCTGAATCGGGTTGTCTTGGTCCGCGATCCGTGCGCCTTTGGCCTTGAACCCTGCTGGAAGGTTCGATAAGGTGCCTGCATCAAGCAATTGACGCAGTGCAGCAGTGGCAGTCTTCGATAAACCACCCACCAAATGCACAAAACCCAAGCCATACGACCCAAGGCCCTCGATTAAGACGTAGTGAACGAAGTAATTGCGCCTGTTTTTGCGCTCATCGTCCTCTTTCCAGTTGCGTTTAACGCCAATAACGCGCTTGGTTGCCTCATCAATCGTGATTACATAGGGCAATTTGATGCCTGTGGGCTCGCCTTTGTCGTTCGTATCCTCAAATCCTGGCAAATCGTAGTCCACCTGGAACTCAAGCAAGAAGATTTCCTCGGGCGCACCGGTTTCCACAACACCCGTTTGCTTATCCACCTGATAACGGATCTGGCTTGCATCCGACGGATAGAGCTCGCTTTCCACAATCACATCCAAATACTCGCCTGCGACCACGCGCTTGCGGTATTCGTTGGAGTCCATCGCAATACGATGCGTGATCCGTGGGCATTGGCTCATGACGCTTGATCCGTAGTACGGAATAAACACGTCATCTGCCAGCACAAGCTTCGACACCATTCGATCTAGCTGGGCATCAAAGTAAACCTTCTTGAACACCGAGCCACCATAGCCCAGATAGAACATCGCCTGATCAAACTCAGGCGTGTATTCCTTCATGACGGTTGTGATCTGGTAGTTCATGAAGTCCTGCACGCGGCCTGCCTGCTGGAACTTGTCTAACGTCTCTTTGCCCAAAATCTCCGTGCGCACAGGGCCATTGGCGGGCATGAGTTCCTTGGTCGCTTGCGCCTGGAACTGGACCACAGCTTCCATAAGCAACGGATGGGTTGCCGCTGCCGCGCCTCTGAATGGCTTGGTGCGCTCCTCAAATCTCATGCCTAAGAGATCAAGGCCCTTGGCATAGGTCTGCTCCCAATCGGAGCGGCTCGACTTATCGGCCTCGAAGAAGGCAGAAAGGTCAATGGCGATCTTGGATAAGATGTCATCGTCCAAGACTTCTGCCAGATTGGCGTAGAAGTCAACACCATCGCCTTCGTCTTCTCCAATCTCGATCGTCGCGCCACCGTCCTCATCAAGGATGATCTCGATATCAGGCGCATCACCCGACTCGATCTCGATCGAGGTCTGCGGGGCTTCGTAGAGGGCTTTGTCGATGGGCATGTCTAGGCCTTTTTGCGCTTACTTTCCTGCGCGAGTTTATCGAGTTGTTGTTTGGAAGTCGATGTTTCACGTGAAACATCACCGCCCGACTGCTTTTTTATGAAGTCCTCCGTGCTGGCTTCACCGCCCTTGCTAAAGAAGGGTGTGGTGTACGGACCCCGTAGAGGATTGGCCTTTGCCATGAGCTCCAGGGGTGAGACACGTCCTTCATTTTTCCCGTAAGTGTCAAAGTGATAACGCTCATAGTCCTGTAGCGTTGGGAACTTTGCTTTTTCGGCAGCCGAAAGTTTGTCGTAGGCCGCAGCAATATCCGGGTACATCTCCGAGTAGGTCTTTGGTGCCGTGGCAGCCTGGGCAAGCGAGGTTAATGCTGCGCGGTTGCGCTCAAAAAACGGATCAAAAGCCTTGGTCAAAGCAGCTTCGGCCTGGGGTCTTCCAAACTGAGCTCTTAACGACGCATCGGCTTTTGTTGGGTCATACACATCCTGAGAGATATCCCGATAGCGTATTTGTTTGGACAGACTCGGATCAGTCATCGCTAGCTGCCTAAACGCCTCAGCAGCAGGGGCAGGTATCGTAGAAGGCACAGAACTATCCGTTGCAGACTTTCTTCTGTACAACTCCCGGATAGCGGTATCCAACTCGGAACGATCCCGCGCAAACTGTTGGCTTGCCGACAAAGGCAAACGCATCTGGCCTGTGACCGGATCGACCATGACCCCCGGTACATCGCCAATGTTAAGCAGCGATCGTGGGCGGCTCGTGATGCCTGGAGGTACAAAGTTGAAAACATTCGTTCCCGTGGCAGGGGTCAGCTTGGCAGCAGGGCTGTAGTTATAGCCCGTGATGCGCCCGAAGCGATCATAAGTCGGGGTTCTCGGTGCAGAGGCCCTGAACTGGGTATCAAGCTGAGGGGTTGTGACGCGCTCGCTTTCGGGGATTTTATTGATGGCTGTTTCCGTGACCTCGGCCACACGGTTCTCAACAGGCGTTGCCCCAACAATCGCGGTGCTTGGATTAAGGCCCTTTTGTCCTGGGGTTAAGGCAGAGGGTGGTGCTTCGGGAGGCGGTGCTACCTCTTGAGTAAACTTACTCGTTAGTTCAGGCAGCGCTGTTGTGCTTCCCAGGATAGTTACTGCACTTGTTGTGCTTCCGGTTTGAGTTCCACCGGTTTGAGTTCCACCGGTTTGAGTTCCACCGGTTTGAGTTCCACCGACCTGAGTTCCACCAGCTTGAGCTGTTCCAAAAGGGGGAAGCGTTACCAGCTTTCCTTGGAAAGCGTCTTTTACATCATCACCGGTTATGCCTAACGCATAGCCAATCTGTTCGTCCGTCAGTCCTGTCTTGGGCTTTATTTCTCTGATCACGCTCCAGGGATTGGGACTACCACCCTGGAAGAGATTGGCAAGATCAGGCCAAAACGTCTTTCCCTGCTTGCTAAATTCACTGTTTGGATCATAAAACTTTTTGTACATGGTTGAACCTATTCCAGGCGAAGCAGCCTCAGCCATGTCTAAAAAGTCGTTATAGCCTACACCTAACATACCTGCGCGTGAGGCAAACTTGGTAGCATCACCCGCGTTACCCGAATTAACCGCGTTAATAAACCCCTGTAGTTGGGGCATTACCGTATTGTTAGACGGATAACGAACCGATGTTCCAAAAGCAGCTGTTTTATCTTGAGCAAACTTCTCCAGGGCCTGTTGGGCCGTGAGCCCTGCCTCAAGAGCCCTGGGCAAAAACTGTGCTTGAAACTCCGAATTGTAGGCGCTCAAGGGATCAGCCAACGCCCGTTCTCTGGCTGGCGCATTGGCCGCAATCAGGGCATCAAGCTCTGCGCGCGACTGTGCCTGAGCAGGATTGACTGCCCCCGTCGCTTTTATAAAATCCTGAGCTGCCTGATCAACACTGGTCTTTTTTACTTCGTTGCCATCGGCAAAGCGTTGCACAGGGTTTTGCAAATTCTGGAGCATGCGTCTTGCTTCACTCACCTCACCGCCCCCTGCTAATCGAACAAGACCAAAACGACCCTCTAGGGGAATCACATTTTGATTTCCACCAAACCCGCCACCCATGCTTCCGTAACCGCTACCGTAACTGCTACCGTAACTGCTACCGTAAGGTGAGGGCTGCGAAAAAGTGCTACGCGTATTCGTATAAGGAGAGGAGGCACTTGATAAGGGTGATTGATTCAAAGGAATTGGAGCCGCTTGTTGTTGAAAGGGATTAACAGGTGCTGTCACGTTACCTTGGATCACGGCTCCAGGTCCAAGGGCATTTTGCATCTGTAAGCGCAGCTGTTGCTGTTGCTGTTGCTGTTGCTGTTGTTGTGCTGCCGCACGTCGAGCCAGAACCTCCTGGCTATCTTGTTCAAAGAACTGTTGGGCATAGGGCTGAATTGCTTGTGAAAAAGCAGCGGCTGCACCTTGGATGTCCTGCAAACTAAAAGGACTATTGCCTCGCCCAAAAGCATTGGTCAGCTCGCTGAACTGTTGGTTCAAGCCCATATAGTTTTTATACGTCGGGTCAGCTGTAAAAAGCTGTGCAAAATTAGGCAGGGCAGTAGGGTTGCCGGACGTGCTCATCGCTGCTCCTTATTCATGGGGCGATTATCAGCCTAATAATACTCAAACTCAAGCTGTGTTGAAGACCCGATGCAAAAGCATCAGTAGTACTCAAATTCCAATTGGGTTGATGGCTCATCGGCTTCGTCATCGTCCAACGCCACAAAGTTCCCGGCCCTGAACCGGCTGATGGCCTGCACCGTGCTATCGACCAAGTCATCATTATCGCCCTTGGGAAACGCTGCGCACTCCTCAATCAACTCCTCTGCCCACTTCGTTTGCGGTGCCCAGACCATCCCCGACTCAAACACGGGTGCAATAGCATTAGCCCTAGCAATCTTATCCTGATTCTTCTTCCTGCCTCCCGGCGAATAGGTCGTCACAGGAATCCCCACGCGCCGAAGCTCCTGTTGCAAACTCGTTCCCGTGGCCTTGGCCTCGATCAACACATTATCGGGTCGCCAGTGATCGTACTGGGCGCGTGCCACACGCTTTAGCTCCGGGAAGTCCCAACGGCCTTTTTTAACATCGAGGAGAATAATGGCAGGTCCGTCGTCCGAGCTGGGACGGAATACACCCCAGGTGGTGATGGCTGAAAAATCAGCTGTCTCCTTCTTGCTGTATGCAGTGTCATAACTCTGGATAACATATTCAACGTCGGGCGTGTAGTCATGTTCCCATATCCTCCACCAGTCACGCTTTAAAATCGCCCCCTCATCATTGGTGGGCTGCTGTTGATACATCGACTGCCACTTCTGCACCGACAACGTCGCCCGGACCTTTTGCAACTCCTCAAGGCTCCAGTAGCTTGGCCAAAGGGGCTTTTCATCCTCGGTATACTCATTCAATATCGCCGGAAACTCAATCACTTCCCACTGATCCGACTTCGGTTCCACCTGCGACTTAATCAACCGCGCCGTCAGATCCTTCATCCCCCAGCGCGTCATCACAACCACCACCGCCCCTCCGGGCTGCAAACGTGACCGAGGCCCCGAGGTGTACCACTCCCAGGCATTATCCAAAGCAAGCTCACTCAAAGCATCCTGCTCTGAGTGCGGATCGTCAATAATCAAAAGATCCGCACCGCGCCCTGTCATCGCACCACCCACACCCACTGCGTAATACTCCCCGCCACCATTCGTGTCCCACCGACCCGCAGCCTTTGAATCAGCCTTTAGGCTCACCGCCGGGAACAAGGCCTTGTAGTTGTCCTGATCCATCAGGTTACGAACCTTTCTGCCAAAGCGCACCGCTAACTCGCCATTGTGCGTGGCTTGAATGATCTTGGACCTTGGCTCACGGCCCATGGCAAAGGCAGGCAAGAGGTAGGACGCAAACTCACTTTTCGTGTTATGCGTACACAGATACCCGTCCCCCGCTAAAAACAACCCGTCCCCTCGATCAACCTTGATGCATTGTGTATCGCCTGTCTCATGAAGCCTTTCTACGGTAATGTACCTACCAAAGGTCCGCTCGCCCATCAAAAGACGTTCACGCTTTTTAGGCAACAAACAACAATCACTGTGGTAAAACGACACACGCCACGTTAGGCCATACGACTTGTCACCAATCTTGGCCTCTGACTCAAGCACCGAGGCCTTTGTGCCAAGGCTTCGAATTAACTGCGCAACATCCTGCGCCATGCGCCAATCGCTTTGAGCAAAAGAACACTGTCCCTTCTTGCTTACACACCCGTCCGTATCCATTAACCCACGCAACAAATCAAGACGTTGTGTCACCGATCCAAGCATATAAACCTCTGGGATATGCTTATTGCCAAGAACGCCCAGCTCTTTAAGCTTTACTTGAAGGTCAAGCGTGCCGAAGGTTTTCCGTGTCGCTTGATCCGTGGTTCTTGTTCCACGGCGCTCAAACTCCTGGCGCAAAAACACCCTGTTCTTATCATCCGCCGTAATAATCCCTGAGTTTTTCGAACCATCCCCAAGCCATACACCCAGTACATACGGGTCAACCAAAAGGTCTTTTTCCTCGTACTGAACAGGTTTCACATCTGGCAGTCTTGGCAGTCGAACGTCTATCGCTCGCTTACCCTTCAAAAACTCTGTCTTACCACCACGCGTCTTTCTCAAGACCTCACCATGCTGCCTTCGCCACAACTCCTCCGTGGTGTAGTCATGATAAATCCTGTGCTTTCGATCAAGCCTCACGGTCCACAGATGCTCGCCATCCACAACTAACGATGCACCATCGTCGGACGTCACACGATAAAGCGTTCTGCCACGGAATACCTCTGATTTTCCAATGACTTTGGCGGGCGAGCCATCGACCGAGAACACCGAATCACCGACCTGGAGCTCGGCCATGGTCTTCCACCCTTGTGTCGTCGGTATCTTCATACTAGTCATTATAGCATGACGTGGAGGCATATTCACGATCAAACGCTTTAACTCGCCATTGATGATGCGGTCAAAGGCGTTGGCCATGCGACTGTGATGTGCGCTGAAGATCGCCTCCGGCCAAACATAACGAGCGAAGTCCAAGAACGACTGAGTGCTCTTTTCTTGAGCATCAAGGATCCTGAGCCTTAGCTCAAGGCGCAGTTTCTCGGCTTCAACGTCGGCGGGAAGGGTCATTGGTTTTGAAATTTGCAAAAAATTTTCAGGGAAATCGTGTTCTAGAACAAGGGGGTGGGTTTCTGAAAACGCGAAAAGTGTACTTATATCAGAAAACTGTTTTAGGCCCTAGTTGTTTTTGCGAAACCGGGCCAAGGTCGGCGTCCGCTGCGAGGGCCGGGGCGTTGTGCTAGATTCTAGAACCTAGAGCGCTCTAAAATCTACTAATCGCCGCCGGGACTCGCCCCGGGGGAGGGGGCCCAAGGCCCAAGGCCCAAGGCCCAGCAGGGGAGCAGCAGGGCCCAAGGCCTGGGAGCCTGGGAGCCTGGGAGCAGGCCCCAGGGGCCACGGGGCTAGGTTATGGGCCCATTGCCCAGGGCCCGGGGGCCACGGGGCAGGTTTTGCGATCATAAGAAAAACCTATAAAGGCCTGGGCGGTGATAGCCCCGATATATAGGGGCAAAGCAGGGCCATAAAATACAAAGGGCCCCGAAGGGCCCGCTGGGAGTAAAGCTTTAAAGGGTTACCAGCAAAGGGCTAATACTGCCCCCAGTGCTACACCAAAGGCCCAGGCAATGAGCCAGTCTAATAAGGCCCCTTTCATACCTGGGCCCTGCCTAAATCGCCGACGATATGGTGTCGGATTAATGAGCCAGGGGGCAGTGCCTGGGCCCAGGCCTTGAGCCTTACAGCGTCCCCTGCTGGGGCCTGCTTGGTATTTTCCCAGGCTAACCGCACGGGGCCCGAAGTGCCATAACAGCCCCCTTGGTGCTCATCGCCGACTAGTTTTTTGCTGGGCCCGTGAGCAGTGAAAACTACAACAAAATTACGGTCAGGGCCTGGGGGCCTAGCACACAAAGGCCTGCCCTTGCCACAATCAATGCATTTTGTATCCGTTTTTTCTGCTGGGCATTGGATAAAAGCAGTCTGACCTACCCTTCGGGGCCATGCTTGCCCCAGGCCTACTGTAAGGGTTACAGCGTGCCCCCGCTCTGCTTCTGCTGCTGCTGCTTCAGCGTCATGCATGCTCAAGTTTATAACCGTTTTTCCGGGCTCGGGCCTGGGCACTGCTTCGGGCCCAAAGTGCGAGTATGTCCATGCCATGCCCCCAGGGGGCACTGCTTCGATTAAGGCCTTGAGATAAGCCTTATCGACTAGTCGGGCCCCTGCTGGGCCCTGGGGATTTAGGGGGCAGGCACTGGGGCAAGTGCTGAAAACATTGTGCGAGCCTGCCCTATAGGTAACGGCTATCGGGCCCGTTTTCTTGTTGCTGCTTTTCTCGATTAATTTGAGCATTTCAAAATCCCTTTCTGCTGTATAGGCTGGGCCCCTGCCCAGTGAGTCGTTAAAATAACAGAAAATTAAGAAAACACAAAGGGCCCCGAAGGGCCCCCTGAAATGCTCCCAGGCTCAGGGCCTGGGCTAGGCAACGGCTAATTCTAAGATATCCCCTGCCAAGCTTTCAAAATCTACCCTTTCAGATTGCCAGGGGATTGATTTTGCATAACCAGTGGCCCCCGTAGTAGCGTCCCATAATGTTTCAATGGGCCTGCCCTCTTCGAGCATATGGGCATGCTGAATGCGAGCAGCAACACGGGGCCCGAAACGCTGGGCTAGGAAAGCTTCAACCTTATCGATTTTGCAGGCCTGGGCCTGCTTAATTGTTTGTTCAATGCCCTTTGCACTGCTTTGGGCATATTCGAGCAGGGCAGGGGCCACTTGCTGAGTGCCTAATCGATATCTCTTCGACCTGATCAGCCCCCCACACAATACGGTTTTCGCACACAAAATCGAATAGGAAAGTGCGAACTTTCAGGGCACTCGCCCCTACTTCACTGTTGCTGACAAAAAACCCTCGAGCCAAACTTCCAGGCTGGCCATCCCGACGATTATGGATTTCAAGCCTGTTAATTTCATCGGCAAGAAAAACAAAGCAATCCCTATCCCCAGCGTAAAGCGTAGTGTTTTCACGGGTTACATCAACACGATTGCCCCTTATCCCAGGCACGCGAAAATTGCCTGTTTGCCCGTCCCCGAAGCGATCAATCAAGGCCCCGATAACATCACAATTCCATACCCTGCCATAGCGGGGGCCTGTTGCTGCCTTGATCATTGGTAGCGAGTCGGAAGGGCACTGCGCAAGGATCCCAACATCCTGAGCGTCCCGGGTAACCTTAAGGCCAAAGTTCAAGCAATCTGCCGCCACTGGGGCAGGCAATTCGCGCAAGTAGGATGCCGGGGCCCCTACCAAGGAAGACAACTGCCCGAAGGCCCAGTGACTAATCCCGATACCCCTGCCCCCTGGCCCAGCGATCAACAGGCCCTGGTTATCATCAGTTGGAACTGCTGAAAGGTCGCGACTGCTCAAAACCTTAGCCTTGCTGATAGCGCGATCAGCAAGCATTTTCGAGTGCATTTCGGTTAACGTGGTGAAACGCTCTTCCGCTGGACGACTGGCCCACTGCTTATGTGCTTCGGTCAAAGTGCTCATTTCTGTATCCCTTTCTGAAGTGACGTGCGACATGCACAAAACGGATTATACATACTTTTTACTTTTTGCAAAATTAAATTAAAAGGGCCCCGAAGGGCCCCTGACTTGCTGCTTTTAACTAAATGCAATCAATCCCGATTACTTCCTGCTCATAACGCTCCAGGGCATCTGGCCCTGTTGTAAACATCTCAGTAGCTTCAAATGCCGCATCCTCTTCATCCTCTGCTTCAATAAAAAAGGTCTTGGTGATGGTCGCCCTGATGGTCACTCGGTAGTCTTTCATGCCTGTTCCTCTTCAAGTTCCTGTTGCTTATTGTTGCTCTGGGCTCATTTCAATACCTCCTCACAGGCCGCGCAAAACTTCGCGCACCTTTTCTTCCATGTCGATCTCATCGGCGACTTTCTCAGTGTCCAGGCCCTCAGCAATTGCGCCATAGTCCAGTTCAGTCACAAGATCGCCAAGGTCGATTTCACTGGCGATATCACTGGGTGAAAAGTTCGCCGCAACATCCCTGGCAAAGCCTTTCCAGTCGATCTGATCGGCAAGCTTTTCATAATTAATCTGGGCATTCACCCGCTCGGCAACATCGATAACCAGTTGCCCGTAGTCGGCAGGCTGGCGAGCACGCTCGGTCTCAAGCATCATGCCGTAAACGCGATTGCTCACGTCCTGCACAAGCTTATCGTACAAGCCTCCAACTGCCGAAAGTAATGCTGACTGATCCATTTGCTTTCTCCTGTATAAAAACCAATCGATTGATTGGATAGCTAAAGTGTATATATAACCGAAACGCTTTGCAAGTTATCGCCTTTTCTTATCACCGGCAATCGCTCGCAACAGGGACATTAAAACGTAGTTCCGAAACAATGCCCATACAAGGGCCCATTTAGATTGATGCATGCTCGGATTCCTTCAGAAGCCATTGATCCAAACAGTCCCGAAGGGCGATTGCTTGCTCGCGGGTTATCGGGCTAGAGCAATGAGCCTGAGTTTTCCAAAGGGTGAGCCACAAGCCGCTCTCGTGGTCGCTGAGCGTTATGCGCTCGTACTGACCGAGTTCAATTGATGAGTTCCATTCCATAACACTTTCTCCTTTCTTGAAAATCGAGCCTTAACTATACACTTTTTAAAAAGGCGTGCAACCCCTCCGCATCGCCGACTCGCCAAACAGCATTCGGTTTTTCGCTTATCCCACGCTTGGCAACTTCGACCACGCGATTAGCACGATATCCATAAACGTCGGTATCGACCGAGCGCAGCACGCTCTCGGGCCAATGATGCACAAGCAACGCATAACCAATGCCTGCTTCGCTGGCCTGATGAGCAAAGGCGATCTGGTAGGGCGAGAGCGCCACTTTCGCCCCAGCGCGCACCACCTTCAACTCCAGCAACATGATGCGCCCCTCGAGCGCGATCATCACGTCAGGGAAACCCAGGGGCGATTTGCACTCAATCCTCATCGCTATGGAACAAGGGCCTTTCAACTGGGGCTGCACCCTTTTCCAAAAGTCCTTTTCTAATTTTCTCGGCATTGCTCAACCTTTCCAAAACGGTAGGCTTGGACGGTGCAACGGGTTCCACGTCCAGCACTTCACCCTGTTCCGACACAATCGCTGGCTTATTATTTCCACCATAAAGCTTGCTGATTTCCTCAAGCTTTTTCATGACCTCTTCTTTGCTCATCGAATCAATCGTGCCAACCCGGATTTCCTTACGCTCGACGTAAATCGTCCCCAAAGCCTGCCCTCGACGATATTCAGCCGCAACTGCCGCTGAGTAAGCACCCGCAGCCAGGGCCATGTCCCTGATCCTCTGCATGTCCTTCATATGCCGTTCGAACGAAGTGCCATGCTTGACGGCAAGCTCCGTTCTCAATTCCTGGATCGCCTGGACAATGTGCGGGGATTGGTGAGGATCGGTAAGCTTCCTGGAGTGCCATTTAAGCGTACGTTCAGGATACCCTGCTCGCCTTGCCGCCTCAGCAAGCGTTACTTCGCCGTCTCCGGTCACGTATTCCCTGACAAAAGTCCACTCCTGCTTGGTCAACGCTTTCCTTCGCACTTTCTTGGGCAACGGCGCAGTGATACGCTTTTCAACAACCTCGGGCCGCATCAAAGGGATCTGGTCTAACAAAGGCTTCTGATCCCGAAGCGGCACTTTAGGCGTGACTACGCCCGTGCTCACGTCGAACACCGAAGCACCAACGCCAACATCTCCAGAAACCCCCTCAGAACCGCTCCCATCCCCTGAATTCACCGAATCCTTCTGCATATCCATTCCCCTTCAATATCTCCGCTCTGACGCACCCAGAACTGCCTTCCTGGATGCCTTGAGTAATAAGACTGGAGCGCTGATCGAACGCTCTTCGCTTCACTCAAGGATGCCACTTTAAAAAAGTCCCCAATCAGCATCTTGCCAAAAGGGTACTTACCCCGACCACTGCTGCCAAACACCCTACCCCAATCCCGAGGCGTGATCCCTGGCAAACGGACCTCTTCATCTTTCGCTCGACTCACCTTTCTCTCCTGTTCAAAACCAATAAAAACCACCAAAAAAACCTACCCAAAAAAGTTCACCTTGCATTTACCGCTTATCTGCCACAGACTACCGCTCACTCCCAACCATTACGTTGACACCAATTCAGATTAGTAAGTGAACTTCTAGCGTTTTCATTTTTTTTTTTTTTTAAAATCAAGAAAGTATAGTAATATAACGTAATGTCTTGTAAGTCCTTGATTCTATTAACGAAATCCATCTCGTCCCTTAAAAACAACACTGTAATTCAACGTAATAGTAAACTTTCAACGTAATAAGTGTATCTTACACTTATGTACATACTAATAGCAAATCCATTACCGTAATGAAAAAATAGACGTAATGTAGAACCCCAATAACGGCGGTACTTCTTACACCATTACGTCTATTACACTACTTTCTAAGTTTTGAAAAAAAAAAATTTCAAACACAGAAAGTTCATCTAATAGGCGCTCAGAAGTAATACTCCCCAACCCTTCCCTACTGCTATACTTTTTTATAGTGAACTTCACCCTAAAACCCCGCTTCTATATACATACATTTATTTCGTCCATTTTTGACCCTTTTTACCGCTCATCACCCTTCCACCTCCGTTCATCCCCTCCCACCACCCCAAAAACCTATAGCGATCCCCATGACCCTTGATCCTTGGTCCTTGAACCCTGCCACTTCCTCCCTAAGTTAGTGCTCACTAACAAAAAGACCCGTGAGCCTTGATCCTCGGACCTCAATCCTTTGACCTTGACCCACGGGCCTACCAAGTCTCCTCTGTAACCCGGTTACAGAGGATGTTTTGTCTACTGCACTGCCAGTCTGTGGTGCCTTTGAGTGACGTGTTGCAGCAGCGCGGCGTGGACGTGCTCCCCAAACGTCACCTCTCGCACCCCCTCAACGTCGCCAGCGTCCATGGGAGGCCCCAAGAAGATCAGTTTTTGTCCATCGGCCAGTGTCACGTAGACGACCTGAACCATTTGACCGCCCACAAAGGCCTCTAAAACGGCCTCTGGGAGCTTTTCTAGCTCGTTGATGTCCATACCTAGCCAACCCCTTGTAAATAGTCCGCAGCCTCATCGTAGCCCGCCTGTCTGAGCGCTTTAAGGCAATGGTCAAGCCTACGCTCACCCACGTCAAAAGCAAAGCTATCCAGGCTGACCAGATCGGCGTGAAATCTTGTTTGGGACTGAATGTTCTTGCTGAGGGTAATCCCAGCCCCCCTTGCCAACTTAGGGATATCAACGAAGAAAGGCTCAACGAAAGACGTGGCCTTCTGGTGTGCATTGTGATCACCGCTCATGTTCGTTTCTCCAATAGTAGTTTTTTGATATGCCCGGGGACCTTGGGCAGTGGTGCCCAAGCCTTGGCCCAATCGCCCCAAGTCCCGATTACGCAGGTGCCTCCTGGGTTCAATAGCAACAGCTTCACCCCCAGCGGTGGCGCTTGTTCCTGAGCCGTGCGCCATGAAGCTTCACCCGCGAGGTAGTCTTTCATATCCTTGCTCGTATGACGTTGATTGCGTACGCGTAGTAATTGTGTGATTCGTTTCGCTCTTGCAATCGCTCAAGCATGTCAATGATCTGCTTTTCTTTCTCAGCGGCGACAAGGGCAGCGAAACGTGTTACAGAACCTAATGGCTTTTCGTCAGATCCGTAAGCCAATCCAGCCTCCCGCGCCATGCGGATTATTTGTTCTCGGTTCATGTATTTCCCCTTGCTCGGATTGCTTGCGCGGCCACCTTTGTAATGTTTGACGCATATTCAGGATGTACAGCAAGCACATCACACACCTTCGCACACGCAGAACGCTCGTTTCTTATGCGCTCTTCAATCTGCCATTCAAGTTCTTCCAACAATTTTTCTATGCTGTCGCCATGACCGGTTGCGTAGCCGCGCTCGATCATCCAAGCGGCCAACTTCTCACGCTCGGCAACAGCAACAAGCTTGGCGAAGCGTTCAATGTCCACTAAGTTGCAAGTAAAGTCGTCACTCATGTCGTGTGGATCAAATCCCGCCTCTCGCGCCATTCGGATGATGTCTTCTCTATCCATGGTTCTTCTCCTTTAACTTGGCTTCAATAGCTTCCGCAAAATCCTCCACGTTCTGATGTGCATAGCAAATGTGAAACTCCACAGCACTGCCACTCTTTGCTTTGTTGCATTCCCAGATTTCATTTGCCGTCAGACCAACCCATTCATGTTCACGTTTTGCCTTTTCATCGACACGTTCTTGCGATGTGTCGTCGGCATCGACAAGTGCTTGGCGCAGGGCGGTGATGACTCCTTCTAGTTTTTGGTCGCAATACACGTCATCCGCAATCTCGTTCAACCTATCAAGTGCTTGGCGCAGTGCTTCCTTCATGCCCGTGCTCCTATGCCAAAGGGATCATGCCAAGCCCTCGCTACCTTGGGTTCGCGCTTCTTGTAGGTGTTGTGCTCCTCTTTGACCGCGAAGTAATTAATGATGGTCTTTTTCCAAAGCACGGTACTTTGTTTGTACCCTTTGGACTTCACCACCAGATCATCCTCAGCCATTTCGGTCAATAGCTGATCCGCACGTTTGGCGGTGACGTTGAGCTTTTCTGCAATGTGTTCTGCTGTAACGGGATTCTTCAACCCTTTCAGGTAATCGAAGATCATCTGCTTTCGGCGCTCCTTTGGCATCTTCTTCACGCCCTGTCTCCTGTATGGTGTTTCCAGCCATCGTTGCCCTGCATCCGCTGCTCATAGACCTCCATAAGCAGTTCCGCAGCCTCCTTGATCTTGAACTTCTCTGCCGTGCAGTAATCCGGCAGGCCCTCAGCATAGCCCTCGAGCCATGCTGCAAGCATCCCGAACTTGTAAGCGGGACTCATGACTAGGGCCTCAACCACTGTTGCCAGTTCTTCGTCCACTCCCGAGGCCACAAGGGTTGCTCTTCAACCTTAGCTCCCATGGCAAAGAGCTCTGAGGCAGAAAGCCGCTTGCTCACGTCCTCTTGGTACTCCTCCATCTTCTTCATGGCGTTGTAGGTCGTTACAAAAGCTCCTGGCTGCACCCAACAGGGCTTGCTGTAATGGGGCAGGTAAGTCATACCATTCAAGACGAACACAGGCTCTGGAGCCGTGATCGCCATGACTTTGGTCTGTGTCGGATAAATAGTCACAATGATCGTCCTCTAATTAAGTCTGAAACACCCCGTGATGCCACGGGATCTGCAATCTGTGCGCAAATCTCACGTTCCTCTTCCACCATGTCCCTGACAAGCTTGGCAAGCGCTCGGTCGTCCACCTCGTAGACGACCCATTGCTTGTTGATCTTGCGCATCTCCTTGAACCCGTGGTCCTTGGCCCGTGAGCGAAGCTCCAGGATCAGTTCACGGTTCTCAAATGACGCCATGCCCTTCATGGCTCTGTACCTCCCAAACCTGATTGGCGCATCAGGAAGGACGGCTGCGCAAGATGCTCGGCATCATCCGCATCCAGGATCTCGATAAGACGCGTGAGGTGGCGTACAAGCCGCCACTCGTGATGATCAAGCGCCACCTTGATGACGTGAACAATGGCTTCGTGATCTTTAGTCATAGCGTCCTGCCTTGCAGCCGCTCGGCCACGAGTGTTGAGTAGCCTGCGATATCAGCCCATGAGTCAACGTGATCGGCATTGCCGTTGATGATGCGAGCGATCTTATGAAAGATCATGTCAAGAGCTTCTGATTGATCGTCAGCAAGGCGCTTGTTCCTTGAGCCAAGCTCCCTGTAGAGCACGCTCTTAAACTCCTGCGCTGTCTTAGCAAGCGAGACAAAGGTGCCGTATTGCAGCGCACGTTCTTGTAAAAGCGTATTGACGCTTGGTGCCTGTACAGTCTTCTTGAACTCCAAGCCAAAGAGCGCATTCAGTCCAGGTTCAAGTTCCTTAGCAAGTTGAGCGCGAGTGACCTTGGTCTTCTTAACCGCGTTTGTAGCTGCTTCGAGCGCGGACAATGGCACCGTGTAAACCTTGGTCTTGCGAGGACCGAGCTTGCGTCCTTTCAAGGGCGAAGGCTTTTTGCGAGGACCGAGCTTGCGTCCCTTAAGCGGTGAAACTTTTTTGGCAGGTGCCTCTGGTGCAACGTCCTGCTCAGTTTCTTTTTGTTTACGTTTCTTCCACATGATTACTCTCCTGTTGAAAATAGAGCTTTGTAAAAAGACCACTTGGCCTTGTAAAAAGGATCCTCACTCGGTGGGATCCAGGTCTCGCGTGGCTCACGCTTAATGTTGATTGCCAAGCCAACGCCGCGAAAACAGTACTCAATCGCTTCGATAGGTTGGTTGTCGATGTCTACTGCGCCACGCAGATCAAAACGCGTAAGCGTCTTGGCAGCAGGCTGATTACGAAACCTTGCTAGGACATCTGAACCGGACTTCCATTGACGTTCTTCCATCTTCTTTCTCCTGTATCAGTAAGGTGCTAACTCAACATCGCTGAGTTCATTTACTTTATCACGTCTTTTTTGTTTTTGTCGCCATTTGATGATTTTTTCTTGCTCTTCCTTAGTTCTGAACGGCCACTTCATTTGTTTAGGGCTAATGGGAAAGTCAGTCTCCGTGCTGTTTTCTGTATTCATTGTATTCCCTCAGTAGTTTGTCATGCATCTCATGCAGCTTGTGTAACTTCTCATCAGCCTCGGCCCAACGAAGCTTCCAGACCCTGGCAGCTTCAATGTGGTTAACGGCGTACATGATCGTGCGCGCATCTTCCATATCAGTCATTTGCTCGGCCATCAGCCGAAGTCGGTCGGTCAGGTGTTGCATGGGTTTCTCCTTGGTCAATCATCCATGAGTACACGGAGATACTCAATTGGTACTGGTACTGCGCTTCGCGTAGCTCCTGCTTCAACTGATCCATTCGGTTCTGGTAATAATTGATGTTGGCTCGAATCCCGCTTTTGGTCAGCTTTTTGTATTGTTCGATGGTGTTCAAAGGCTTCGTCCTCTAAAAGCATAAGATTAGATTCTGTCAATGCGCCGAGAATGTTGACACGTCTTGGCCTGTCTTGGTGTTCAAGATCAAGCCATGCGGTTTTGATATCGATTTGCTCTGGCAATCCAGCTTCGGCTGGCAGGACTTCGTATTGAACAAATACGTTTAATTCATTCAACACGTTCGATAACGGGATTGTGAAAGCGTGCTTCAAATTCTTTCTCCATTTCTTTAGCTTTCTCGGGGTCTACGCGAGAAAGTGTACGTAAAAACTCTGCGTAGATCAAGCGATGCGCAATCGTTGAACGAGAAACAATATGAAACTCACTTAACTCTGTCAGCATTGCATACGCTTCCAACGGAAGCATCACCGTACACCATGGTTTCGTTTGTCTGCGCGAGGGCGAGACAACCTTTTTCTCACGCTTAAACCATAAGCGTGGTCGCCCTTTCTTGGACTTCTTCTTAGTGGGCATAAAAAAGACCCGTGATCCTTGGACCACGGGCCAACCACCAACAAACCGAAGAGGTAGCTATGGACACTACCAGCTTCATTATGCAGCCCATGGAGAACAATGTAAAGATGCTCATCCCATCGACGCTCCCCACGTCTCACCTATCTCAACGTCCACTACTGACGGTACTTCAAGCTGCACAGCATTAGCCATGATATGTGCGGCTTCTTCAGCCTCCTCACGCTTGTTCACAGACAGCGCAAGCTCATCATGTACTGAAAGTAGTAGGTCAAATCCCGCCTTATGAAGCTCGACCATGGCCTTCTTTGTTTGATCGGCAGCCGAACCTTGGATCAGTCGATTTAATCCTTTATAAGTCATGGCCCGTTTAATTCTTGGCCCATATTTAATGGACGCTTCCTCAAAAGGCAACGCCTTATTAATGCCCCACTCAATAGGTTCCCAAAGCGGGAAGCGGCATTTGCGACCCAAGAGTGTACGGATCGCGCCTCCTGAACCACGGTGCTCGATCCGACGCGTCACGGCATCCACAGTGCTACGCAAGAAGGGCACTTTTTGGTGAAAGGTTTTGATGAGTTCACTGGCCTCATCCAGAGGCATATCAAGCTGTTGAGCCATCTTTGCTTTTCCGGCGCTGTACATGATGGCCAGGGTACATGTCTTCGCAACCTTCCGTGGCACGTTCGCTGCGTCGGCTACGATCTGATAGAAGTCCGTTCTCGGGTTCTCTCGATAAGCCTTCACGACTTCGTCAGTACCAGAAAGACCTAGTAAATGTGCGTAATGAATCAAGATCCTTGGTTCTTGAGACGAGAAGTCGTTTGCGGCCCATTTTTGACCCTGTTCCGGAAGGAAAAGCCCCCTGACTAATGGACCAAGAACCTCGTGTCTTGCGCTGACCTGTTGAAGATTGGGGTTGGCCATGGATAGCCGCCCTGTGACTGTGCCGCCATCGTCTGATCGAATCTGGTTGATGTGCGGGTGAATGCGGCCATCGTGCGCAGAGAAGTCTAAGTAAGGCTGCAAGAACGTGCCGTGGGTCTTGTTCAGTTCGCGCGCTTCAACGATTTGCTTGCAGATCGGATGTTCGTGCGTATCAAGAAAACTCTTGGTAAAGCTTGGCAGTCCGTTCGCGGTCCTTGGATAATGAATCCCAAGCTTGTCAAACCCTATAGCGATGCTGGCTGCGGCCCAGATATCCACGGGCGACCCGCAGGCTTTGCGAATGGCTTTGACCAGTTGAGCCTCTTTGTCTTGCATCTCGCTCACAAGCTTGGTCGCCCGATCGCGATCAAAGCGAATGCCCCGCTTGGTAATGCCAACCAGCACAGGCAAAAGTTCAGTCTCTAGATCAAAGATCGATTCAACTTCTTCCTTGCGTAAGACCGTCTTGAAGTGCTGCCAGAGCTTGAGCGTGAGCGCAGCATCTTGCTCGGCGTACTCGCCCACAAACATGGCAGGCAAGCGCCAGAGTTCTTTCTTGGCATGAACACCAAAGTCTTGTGCGGCTTCTTTTAATCCTTGCTCAGACTTAACCTCTTTGAGGTAATCGAAACCGAGGGCATTAAGGGCGTAGCTGAATCGGTTTTCATCGATGCAAGCAGCAGCGACCATGGTGTCAATGATTTGACCCCGCACATTAAATCCAGAGGCGAGAAGCCATCCAAGATCGTAGGCGGCGTTGTGCATGACCTTGGGACATGGAAGGTCAAGCACACGTCGAATGAATCGCTCAACAATCCCACGGTCAAGGTTACCTCCACCCTCATGAGCAACTGGGTAGTAACCTCGCCATCCTTCAACAGCAATGGCGTAGCCGACAATGTAACCGTCATTTCTTGGCCATCCGGGGCCGAACCGTTCCATGTTTCTGTCGCACGTTTCCAGATCAATTGCGATCTCCTTGGCGTCAGACAGATCAGGAAAAGAGGCGGGAGGAACCCACTCGGAGGTGGGCGGAAATAGTGGTAGCGTCACAGTCGAAAGCCTTTCTGGTTGCTGCGTGGCATGACCAAGTGCAGGTTTTTACGAGTGCGCGTGATACCAACATAGAGCAACCGATTGATGTCATCAGGATTGGTGTCATAACTTTTTGCAAACTTGGTAGACAGGTCTGTCAAAAGTAGAACATTATCAGCTTCTCCACCTTTTGCGCCATGGATCGTGGATAATTTTATCTTAGGTGCTGCATTTAATTTCACACCGCGTCGAAGTAAAGCAATGATGTACTGACGCTGGGCAGCGCTAATCTTGGTCAGTACTTCATGCCAGATGCCATCGGTGAGCAAGCCCCACTTGTTATGCAGATCCTTGATCGAGTACATTCGATCTTCAGGCGCTTGAGCCATAGTCTTATAGCCTTTAGCTATGAGCGCTGCATCAAGATAGCCATAAACTATCTTAACAACAGAAAGAGGTACCTCGCCGCCCTTGCGCAGCATCTCCCAGCCGTACACCGCTGCGAGCACCTTCTCGCCAATGCTCCGTTGTCCATGGCGCTCGAAAAGCAAGCCTTGGCTCTTGAGCCACTCAGGCAATTCGTCCAGCATGTAGTTTGCAGCGGCCATCACGAGCCACTCGCCATCGGTCATGTTGACCTGAGAGAAATGGTTATAGGTTTGGATGTTGCCTTGCTCATCACGGGCAGACCACTCCTTGGGCTGTCGATGTTGGATGCGTTTAACCACGCGCTCAGCAAGCGCATGAACCTTGGCAGGAATCCGATAAGACTTATCTAAAACCTTAACTTCGCCAGGGAAGGTAAGGAACGAATCAACATCAGCGCCTGCCCAGTTGTAAATCGCTTGATCGTCATCACCCGCTAGGTAAACACGCGTGGAGCGTTTGGCAAGATCCTTGACCAACTGCCACTGAAGGCGCGATAGATCTTGCGATTCATCCACGATCAGTGCATCAAGGCGCGGTAAGCGATTGGATTCTTGCACGATCAACTCAAGCAGATCGGTAAAGTCCAGCAGACCGTTCTCGCCTTTGTACTGACGATAGGCGCGCTCGACGTACTCAAAGTGAAACCACTCGATGTCCAACGAGGATTGGTTGTAATGGGTCTTCAGATCAAGGCCCTTGATCCGTGCAAGGTTGATCTCGTTCAGAATGGCGTTGTCTGCTCGCGCTACGAACCCATCAGTGTCGTTTTCTGTAGCGATCTCCAAGCCACAGCTTCTGCCAAACTCTTTGTAGTTCTCATCTTGCATCATCTCGCTCTTGTTAATCCCAAGGCAGCGAAAGGCCAGCGAATGAAGCGTCCTGAACCACGGGAAGTCCGTAGCAGGGTTCAGGTGTGGGAACTTCACGATCGCCCGATCACGCGCCTCGTTGGCCGCTTTGCGCGTGAAGGCAAAGTAGCCAATCTTGGTTGACGGCGTCTCCCTGGCTAGCTCACCTTGGACGACGTTTAATAGATATGTTGTTTTCCCCGTGCCCAGCTACGGCGGGCCGAAGACTTTGAGCGTGCTCATCTTCGGCCCTTTACTCCTTTTCAGCATGCAAGTGAATCCGAATATGTTCGGACCTGGAAAGAACTTGCAGGTTTGATATGTCGTTATTCCATTTGTCTCCATCAATGTGATGGACGACCTCGCTGTAATCCAGTTTTCGTCCTAAGACTTTCTCCATAATCACGCGGTGCATGTGGCGCTGATTAAGCTTGACGTAATTATCACGCTTGCCGGTAAACCTGACTAGGTCGTGATTTCTAAAGGATGAGCGTCTGGCCTGTTCAGAAGAACTAAAAAGTCTGGCGTTATGCCCGTTTATGAACCGAAGCGGTTCGCCTTTTTTCTGGCCTCTTTCCGATCGTGTCCTGATTGCTATCGGAGTAGGCAGCCCGCAGCCGCACTCGCAAAGCTTCACGCTTTCCATGTTTTGTCCCTTCGCAAAACGCCCTTTAAGTGAGATTGGCCAGACGGTAAAGGGAACCGTTTTTCGCTCCGTCGAGCTAGGCCAAAATGAATAATACACCATCAAAACGGACTCCCCTTCTTCGCAGTCGGCGTCTCAAAGGGTGCTTCTTGTTTCGGGAAGCACGGGATACGCCACACGCGTGTGGTGCGGCCCTTGAGAAACACGGGCAACGGCTCACCGCCTAGATCACGCAGCCGCTGGGCCATCTTCGGTGCGCTCAGGCCCTTGAAGTTATTGCGCGTGAGGTGATCCTCAAGATCCTTGATGCGGAAGTAAACCTTCTGATCCTCTTCATCCACCCAGGGCCTGCCCATGAGGATTTCATCACGGTCCATGGCTTGCTGGATGTGCGTGGTGAACTCCTCCAAGAGCGCTGTGAATCGCCCTGTGATGGTGGTGTCTTCGGATGCCTCTTGAATCTGCTCTAGCTCAACCATCTCACGCAGTAAGGCGTTGAGCACTTGCTCCCAGTCTTGTTTGCGTAGCGTGGGCGGTAAGAGGTTGATCTTGTCCATGCACGCTTTTTGGAACGCCGCTTGGTTGTAGAGACTCTCCGTATCGAGCTCAACGCGCCTGCCGTTGATATCCAAGAACCATAATGGAGGCTCACTGTTGTACTTGGAGAGGGCAGACATTTGAGGAGCATCAGGGCCATCGGCACCAACGCCAAACTTGCGAGTGCGACAAAGGCCAGCATTACAAAAAGAATTAATCGGCGCATCTTTACACTTGTACTTGTAATCTTTTTTGGTCAATTGCTTAACGATAACCTGCAACTCGCTCAATCCCAACGGGGGACCAAAGTACTTTTGATTGTGCTCGGCAAGCTTGTCTTCCCAGTTGTGCGCACCGGTGCGCTTGAGGTAGATGCCGATGTTGAAAAGGCCATTGTTCCTTGTGCCTTCAGGAAAGCCCTGTGAACACAGCGTCTGTAAGCAGGGCGGACCATCCTTGATGGGCTGCTCAGGCTTGGCAGGGGCCTCGGGTGCAACGAGTTGGTCTTGCACCGCATCGTCATACAAACGATAAAACTCTTCAAGCGTAGCCGCCGTGCCATCGCTCTTGATGCCATAGCGCAGCGTTTCATCGCCGCCAAAGTAGGGTAGGTTTAAGAAGTTGCCCGTATCGCCACGGTCAACAAGAATCTCGCTTTGTTTGGGGAAGATCTCTCTGCCTGACTCACCCAACAGGGCTGCACAAGCGGTGAGGTATTGACGCATGTCAGCGGCAGGGATCGGTTCCTTAGTGAATGCAAACACATGCGCGCCGCCTGATTTGCTGCGGCAAACGACAAGGGGCAGGTTCAGCGTCTTGATCTTCTCCACAACGCTGCGGTGATCAAGGGGATATTGATCAATATCAATACAGCCCCAAATGCAAGAATTATCAGCCCGGATAGGAATAATGCCAAGAGAAGGCTCAACACCTTCCAGATGCTTTTCCCAGAGCTCATCCACCGGTGGTTGTCTAACCACCACGGCCTTTCCCGCTTGCTTGCCATCTCCCCTCGCCTTCTCAATCCGGTAGGTTCCGTAGGCGATATCCAATCCCTCAAAGATCGCCTTGAAGCGTTTGATGTCAGTCATTTCTGGCTTTCTCACAACGGGGTACTCCCCGGTCATCCGGCTTTCCCCCAGGTCAATCAGAACGGGATATTAGCGTCTTGCACTTCTCCGGCCTCGGACTCATGCTTAACTTTCACTTCCCCACGACTTACAGACTCTGCAAACTGCTTTGCAGGCATGTAAACCGAGGCAATCTGCTCGGCTGGAATCGAGCCAATGCGCTCAACTTCCCAACCGTACCACTTGCCTTTGTCATTACTCTCAGCCGTGGTCGTCAGCCGATACATTTGGCTGTAGATGGGCGGGGTGTAAGGACCGTTTTTGCCCATCAGTTTGACGGACATCATCATGCTGTTCCACTTCCTGGACTTCTTCAGTTGCGTGGACTTCATCACAATGAGTGCAGGGGTCGGGATACCTTCCTCATCCACCATCATCACGTAGTGATTAGCGGTGTTTTCGATGTAGTTCCCATTGTCCAGATAGTCCTTATTGTCGCCCGGAACGCGATTGGTGCGACTGAGGATATCGGACGTTGCCGGGTAGATCTGCACAGGCGCGCCCGACGAACCGCTGCCACGCGGTGCCCACTCAATGTACTGCCGTACGTAGGCGGTCGGAACAACCACGATACCCTTCTTGCCGTCGAAGAGTTCCTTGGTTACTGTGTTGAAGATCATCCCAGGCATGGCCCCTTCAACAACACCGATCTCATCAGAGTTGTTGGTGAGAGCTTTTAGAAAAGGAAGCGCAAAGTCATCCTTGTTCATCTGCTCTAGGCCCGCTCCCGCATCGGCTTCAAAAGCATCGGCCAATGCAAGTGCGGTGCCTGTCGTCTTTACTGCTACTGCTGAAACATCTGCTTTTGCCATGATAATGGTCCTTGGTTCGTGATTAATGGTTCGTTACTACGTTGATTTGATGCTGGCCTTGTTGCCGACGTACACACCGAAAAGTTCAGTAGGCACTTCGCTTCCCTTGACTAGCATCTCCTTAACCCAAGCCTTGAGGGTTTGGGGTTCTATCTTCTGGCTCTGCTCGGCCATGTAGCCTTGCGTTGACAGTAGATCCAGTAGACGAGCGCAAAGCTCATCTTCGCGACGGCCAAAACGCACCGTCACTGTGTTCTTGATGATGTCATCATAGCCACGCTCACGCAGCCAAGCAAAGGCCTCGGCCTGACGCTCCTTGCTGATGGTGGCGCTGTAAAACTGCTTGACCTCAATCTTACTGCCGTCCTCCATAGCAAAGCTTTTCAAGCCAAGCTCTGCAAAGGCCTCGGGCAGTGCTTCTTCGGTCAGCTTGCGGTAATTGCTTTGACGCTCGGACAAGGTTGTCTCCAACTCTAAGATTTCTTTTTCCAAGAGTTTGGCACGCTTGGCGAGTTGGGCAATACCGGCAAGCTTATCGTCACCAATGGTGAGCGCATCGGCATCTTGTTCAAACATATCACTCATGGCTTTCTCCTTTCTGGGGGAACAAATCAACCTGGATGGGAATGTAACGCCTTTCAAGACGATCCCACTTAAGACATTTGTAGCGTCCGTTGTTCTTGGATGCTGCAACGGCACTTACGATACCGATCGCCGTGGGGTCACCAATGAAAAGCAAGTAATCGTTGTCGGTGAAGTTCTCAAGCTTTCGCTGCACACGAGCAACGGTGGGGGCAACGCTAAACGCAATTTGCACATTGTTTGGCAGGATCACTTCGATCGCACCAAAATCTAATGCAGACGAGATGTTGTGTTGCCCCGTTTCAGTAACGGCATAGACTTTAGCCAACGCCTTTCTCCTTTCTCAAATCGAAAACCGAGTGTACACTTCGATTTCAGGACATGCAAGTCCTGCAAGAAAGGAGAATGATGGAAGAGCAATATTTAGCGAATTACCCGTATCGCAACAAACCCTTCGCACATCAGCAAGCGTACCTTGAGCGGTTCTGGCGCAAGCCTCTTGCAGCGCTCTTTGCTGACATGGGCACAGGCAAAAGTTATATGTTAATCAATAACTTAGCGATGCTCTATGACAATGGCGAAGTCAACGCTGCGGTGATCGTAGCGCCCAAGGGCGTCTACAGAAACTGGATCGATATAGAAATCCCAAAGCACATGCCAGCGCACGTGGTTTACCGCGCAGCACTGTGGACGCCTTCACCGCGCAAGGCTGAGAAGGCTGCACTAGATTCCATTTTTGAAGTCACTGAGGATTTAAAAATTCTCGTGATGAATGTTGAAGCGTTCTCAACGGATAAGGGCAAGCTCTTTGCGCAGCGCTTTGTCTTGTCGCACACGGTACTGATGGCGGTTGATGAAAGCACGACCATCAAAACGCATACCGCTGCAAGGACCAAGAACATTACAAAGGTTGGAAGACTTGCTCGCTTTCGCCGGATCATGACTGGATCGCCTGTGACCAAGACGCCGATGGATCTGTTCTCACAGTGCAATTTCCTGTCTGCCGATTGCCTGGGTACGGATAGTTTTTATGCGTTCCAATCGCGATTTGCCGTGGTAATCGAGCGCCGTGTTGCAACGCACGCTTTTAAGCAGGTCATTGGATATCAGCGGCTCTCTGAATTGCAAATGATCGTAAGCCGTTTTAGCTTCAGAGTCACCAAAGAAGAGTGCCTTGATTTGCCTGAGAAGCTTTTTGTGCGGCGCGACGTTGATCTAACCGATGAGCAGGCGCTTGCCTATAATCAGATGAAAGCCATGGCGCTTGCACAGTTCTCCACAGGCACGGTGTCCACGGTCAACGCGCTCACGCAACTGATGCGACTGCACCAGATCGTATGCGGTTTCGTGAAGCTTGATGATGGCACCATACAAGAGTTGCCTAACAACCGCATTCAAGAGCTGCTCAGTGTCATCGAGGAGACGGGAGGCAAGGTCATCATTTGGGCGACCTATCGACACAACATCGAGGCCATTCATCTTGCACTGCAAAAAGCGTATGGCATGGATTCGGTAGGCGTTTATTACGGTGACACGAAGCTTGATGAGCGTCAGCGCGTGATTGAAAAGTTCCAGGATCCAAGCTCCCCGATGCGATTCTTTGTGGGCAACCCGCAGACAGGCGGCTACGGGATCACACTCACAGCGGCAAGTGTCGTTGTCTATTACAGCAACAGTTTTGATTTAGAAAAACGATTGCAGTCTGAGGATCGTGCTCACCGGATAGGTCAAGTCAACAAGGTGACTTACGTTGACTTGATATCACCCAAGACGATTGATGAGAAGATCGTCAAAGCCTTGCGCGATAAGATTGATATTGCAACCCAAGTCCTTGGCGAGGAACTTAAACAATGGCTCATCTGATTCCAATCCGCGAGAAGTATCACTATGAAAAGCTTGCTCGTCATGACGGCGAAGGCGGTCGCACATATGGTGATCAAAAGTTACCCAGCGTGACCCGCATTCTTGACTCCACTAGGGATAAAGCCAAGATTGACGAGTGGGTGCAGCGGGTTGGCAAAGAGGAGGCCGAGCGCATCAAGACGACCGCCGCCACGATCGGCACGCACATGCACAGCGTGATTGAGCACATGATTGCGGGGCAGGACTTGCCTGCTCCTTACACGCAGGAAGCGATCAAGGGCTACGAGATGGGCTATCGCCTGATCAGCGAGCAGTTTGCGCATATCACAGAAGTATGGGGCTCGGAGGTTACTCTGTATATTCCGAATCGCTATGCAGGGACCACGGACATGGTGGGCCTGTATAAAGGGAAACCCGCGATCATCGACTTTAAGCAGTCCAATAAACCGAAGCGTCATGAGTGGATCACGGACTACTTCCACCAGTTGTCCGCCTACGCGCTAGCGCACGACTACCAGTTTGGCACCGAGATTGAGATGGGCGTGGTGATGATGGCGATGCAATCCGGTGGTACGCAGGTATTCACGACCACCGGACGGGAGTTCAGCCAATACAAGACAGGCTGGCTTGAGCGGGTAGAGGGGTTCTACCGTAACACTGCGTCAAAGGGGAAAAGCTGACGCAGCATGTCACGTGCCTGTGGGTTGGGCTGTCCGCTCGGAGCCTGCGCTTGAGGGCGTCCTGGCTGTTGAGCCGGGGCGAATGAGCCAAGAAGCCCGCGTGAAGGCGGTGCTGGCGGGAGTTTCCTAAGCATACGCTCCGCTGTGCGCTCGGCAACCGTGGGAGGCGTAGGAGCAGGCTGCTCTTCTTCCTCAGCGGCGGTCAATCCAGCGTTGATCAAATAGCCGCGCAATTGTTTTGCAAAGCGGATTTTGTCTTGCTCCGAGCGCCCTTTTTCAAGCAACCTGACCATGAATGCCGGATCACGCGAAGCTTGCTCAAGCAAACCGCGCACGCTCTCATTGGGCATGCGGTCAAACATCTCCCGCATCATCTTCGATCCAGCCGAAGCGGCGATCAAGCTTGAGCCTCCCGCTTCTGCTCCCTTACTAGCCATTCCAGCGCCCATTCGAGCACCGACAACGCGAAGCACAAGATCTTCTGCCGCATCCGAGGTCTCGAGCACGCGATCGAGCACTTGTTTGTTTTGCATGACGGCTTCAATGCGCGAGAGCTCGCCTGTCAACTTTTTGATGTTGGAAAGCTCTCCGCGATTCATCACGCCACTGTCAACCAGGATGTCAGCCAAGGCTGGCCTGCCTGTTGAAGTCGGAGCAAAGAAGGCGTCGTTATAGGCCTTGAAGTTAAGTTTCTCACCACCTGCTTTGGCATAGGCATAGTCGTAAATGGCTGACTTCAGCGCATCCACCATGTCCTGGCTTCTTCCGCCACCCATGCCGGTGCTTGCTGCTTGAGCCAAGCGCCGCATGCTCAACGCAGGATTCTTGCTGTTGATGGCGTCGGCCACGGCCTCAGAAGGATTCTCACCAAGAAACTTGGCAAAAGCGACCTGCTTGTCAATCTTCTTAGATATCGCCGAGTTTTGCTTGGTAATCAGATCCAACGAGTTCTGCGCCCGAAGGCTGTTTTCCAAGTCATAACGAAGCCCCGGAATACTATTAACCAGCGTTTCGTTTTCGTTCATCCAACGCGACAACCGCGTGGTGTTCAAACGGTTAGTCTGCGGGTCGATGGATGCCGCTGCTGCCAGACGCGTGGCGCGATCCACAGCATCAGCGGTTGATACTACCCGCTCACCGGATCGATTAACGGCATCTTCAAGGATCCTGGTCCTTGGATCGTTAGGCCCGAAGTCTGCAACATACTGACTGTGCAGGCGAGGCAGCATATCGACGGCGTCTTGGATCTGCTGTAAACGAGCGTTAACAATATCCGAATTGCCGCTAAAGGCCCGTGAGACAAGGACCTCGGGCAGGATGCGCTCGGCCCCAGTCTTACCTACAGCACGCATGTCACCTGCAAAGGTGCGTGTAAAGCTATCGTTCAGTTCCTTGGAAAAGGCACGCGCTGCATCGTAGGCAGGATTGCGAACCTGCTCCATGTCATCCAGCAGTGCCTCAGAGAACTTGGAGTAGAAAGCGTAGTTAGCGCGCTCGCCTCTTGCCTCAGCGTCCATGGCCAAACGCAACATGTCGCGACGTGCGTTGACAAGATCGCCCACGTTGATGGCACCACGGCGAACAAAATCCTTGCCAGCCGCGATAAGTTCTTTTTCTGTATCAACAAGCTGACTTTTCATGCCCGCGTAGGACAGATCCCCTTTCTTGATGGTCGAGAACTGGCGCTTGAGAGTTTGATAAGCGTCGAAGAGATCAGGGTTAGCCTCCTGACCAAATTTCATCAGCTGATCTGGCGTCAGGTTTTTGACATTCTGTGCTTTAGAAAGTCGTCCGTAAATGTCTTTGACGATCGCCGGAAACTCACGGTTGTAGTACTCAGGTGACATTTCAGAGCGAATGATGTCAAACTGCTTAGTGAAGCTATTGGCAACAACAGCCTGACCGTCTGTTAAACGTGCAACGGCAGCGCGGATCTGCTCCTTGTCAGCGCCCTGCTTTTGCATAGCCGCTACGGTTTCATTGACCTGCGCACGGATAGCCTTTGGCACGTCAGACCACAGCATGTGTTCGACTTCGCGGGCGTCTTTGAGCGCGCTATCAACATTGTCACGTATAATCTGTCCAATCCTGGCACGATTGGCAGGACTGTCTTTGCTGATTCCCGCAATTGCAATCGCTGACCTTGCATCGGCAGCAGCAAGGCGACCGTCCAACAGTTGGCGCAAGTAGTCCTCACGTAACCTTGCCGCTTCTTGCAGCATCGTGGGGTCGCCCGACTGGTTAAGCATGTTGATCATGCGGATCACGGCTTCTTGAGCCTTGCGCCCTTGTTCAGCAACCTTCGGCCCAAACTCATCATTTTGTCGTGCAAGCGACGTTTCAAGCACAGTCAGCGGAAGATCCCCTGTCTTTTGTGCAGCCGTCATGCCGGGGACAATGCCTGGATCTTTCAAAGCCTGGATCAAACGGGGCAGATAATCGTTGTTGTAAGCATCTGCCCACTTCTCAGGATCTGCCTGACGCAATTCAGGCTGGAAGTTTTCTTCCAAGATAGCCGCAAGACGATTCGCGGCCCGTGCTTCACGCTGCCCTGCGGAAAACCGGCTCACGCCACGCTTAATAAGATCAACAAGAGGCAGGGATGCCGTTGTGATCAGCTTTGATGGATTAAGTAATCCGCCAACAACTTCGCCCGTGATGCGCGGTCCTGTTTCCCCCGGAAAGGTGGCTTCAGCAACGCCTGCACCAATACCGGACCCAACGGCTGATTGTGTCTCAAGCGCACCATAAAGAATAGGATGCGAACGCGCAAAAGTGCCAAGCTTCCCCAAGAAATCCAACACGCGAACACCTGTCGTGGCTGGAATGGTGTAACCCAAAGGCAAGTAAGCCAAGCCACCACCCGTGGTCTTGCCAGCCTCGCGGAAAGGTTTAAGTTCTGGATTGGTCTGCTCTTCGTAGAGCTGCTTGCCGAGCTGTTCACCAAGTTGATTGCCGCCTAACAAGCCTGTCAGACCGCCAGCCACGGTGGCTGCGACCGTGGTGTAAGGCTGGCCAAAAGGAATTCTTGTGCCTGCCTGGAAACCCAGACGTGCGCCACCATATAAGCCGCCTGCCGAAGGCGCTTGTTCCGTGACACCTTGCACAAGGCCCCTGGCATATTCTTTGGCAACATCGATAACGTCTGCTTCAGGCTGCGCAGGAGCAGCAATACCAGCAAGAGAGTCCTCTTGAGTTGCAGGAGACTCGCCAGCAGGGCGTGCGAGATCTTCAATGCGCAAGGCTTTTTCGGCCATAACAACCTCTACTGGCGGATCATGAATTTATTGGTCGGAACATATAAAAACTCAGTGCCGACGGGAAGCGCTTGTGCTTGCTCAACGGTTGACACCCTAACAGGAAGCCCAACCATTCGACGGATACGACGCACCTCGCCTATCTTTTGCTCGGCTTCTTGCCGACGAGGCGCGCCAATCTTTTCTTCGTTTGCTTTCTTAACCGACGCCTCTTCAATGCCAGCAAGCACATTGTCCAAAGCAATCAATCGATTTTGGAAGGCTTCAGGACGGTCAATAAACCGAGGCAAAACACTTAGTTTTTCCTGAATGTCTTCGCGTTCGGCATTCGCCATACGCGTGGTTTCCTGCAAGGCCTTGACCATTTGCGTCACTGAATTATTGATCTCAGTCACTGACTGTTCATACTTAGGATCCACCATGCCTCCAACCAAAGGCACGCGTGCAACACCTGCACGAAGCAGATTCAAGGGGCCAGTACCTGTGCTTGCCAAACGATAAAGGCTTGTTGGCGTGGCTTGAGCCTCGGCCTGAGGCGGTGCGGGCGCAGTAGATGCAGTGACTCCGGTAGTTGCAGGCGCAGCGGCTCCAGGAGTCGTCGTTCCAGCAGGAGCTTGAGCCGTGGGCCTTGATCCAAGGGCCTTGGACCGTGCATCGATGGCCTGTCTCAAATAATCGGGAAGTTCATTACGTACCGTTCGCGTAACCGGACGATCCGTTTGTGGGTCAATGTACTGCTCAATCTTGGGTTGTGTGTAATTCTTAATTGCAAAATCGAGTTGAAGAATTTCCGGAGTCTGAACCCCTGTTGCGTACAAATCCACTAGGGGTTTATTTGTCATAAGCTCGTTCATCAGAGCTGGCGTGAGACCAGTGCTCTTTTTGGGAGCATTGGCTTTCATCGCAGCAATCGCTTCTGCGGTCTCGCCCCTGAAGATATCGCGACCGATCTGCGCTTTGAGCGCTTCACGCTTGAGATCTGCGGCGCGCTCTGATTCACGTTCCTTCTCAGCCGCCTGAAGACCCAGCAACTTAATCTGCTGCGTCATCTTCTCAGCTTCCGAAGCACGCGCACCAATCTGCGCCGGAAGCTGGCTGGCAGCACCCGCAATGCGAGACGCAAGAGAGCCCCGCATCGGCTGCCCTGTGCGTGGATCCACATTTCCGGCCAGTGCAAGTCCTGCTCCTGCAATGTCAAAAAGCATTTGCGCCTGAGTCAAGCTCTTGTCTTGCCCAAGCAGCCCTTGATAAAGCTTGGTTGCATCTGCAATCCGCGTTTCCATGGTCCGCGTAGAGGGCTTAGTGGGTGCAAGAGCTGCAAGCAAAGCATTCTTTGCCGCTTCACGTTGTGCGGGGTTTAACAGGCGGGACGAAATGCCGACGTCTGCTGTCGCCGTACTTGCAGATGGTTGGCTGTCTTCGGCTTCGACACCATCTTCATCGGAGCCTACTTGAAAATTTTGGACTACAGGCCCTCCCCTGGCCATGCCCATGGGCAGTGAGCCAATGCCCGCTGCTTCTGGAGGCGGAGGAGCGGCCCCTGGAGGCATGCCTGGACCGGCAGGCCCAGCCATTGGCGGTGGCGGGGGAGGAGGACCGGCAGGCCCAGCCATTGGCGGGGGTGCAGCTCCAGGGGCCATGGCCGGTAAGGCAGCGATGCCCTGCTGCTCGGCAGCCAACACAGGCTGCAAGAGCGCAAGCACTTCAGGTGGCGTTTGCTGAGCAGCATCGTAGCCGACCATATCAGCAAGTTCCTCGAACCGCGCATCCACTGAACGCACGTCGCCACGCAAGTTATTCATCAAAATCTCAGGTGAATCAGGACGACGGTCCATGAGCTTGCCCATGTCGGACTCATCGTCGTCCTCGCCCATGTCATCATCTTCGCCCATCAAAATGGACATAATCCCGACCTCGTCGGGATCCATCTTGCCGCCCTTAAACAGGGGTCGGTCCAATACTTTTGACTTCATCGCGGCTCCTTAGCCAAAAAGTCCTGCGCGTTGTGCGCCTGAAGCAGCACCAAGTCCTGCAATCCCAAGGCCCAAGGCTGTCTGCAAGGGGCTAGCGGTGGGTGCAGTCTGCGAGGTCAACGCCATCTGCGTGGTCGGTGCGCCTCGGTAGATGTCCGACACAAAGCCCAACTGCTGGAAGGGCAGCATGGCTTCTTGCGTTTGCGTGGCGCGAATCGCATCGAGTTGCGCCTGGGCGTTTTGCTGCTCAAGACTACCGATGCCTGCCATGAGTTGCACGTCTGCCGATCCAAGGCCTTGCATGGTCTGGCCCAACGCGCCTTGCTGCACACCGAGTTGACCCATCTGTCCGCCAAGGCTACCGAGCATCCCTGCACGCTGCATTTCCAACCCACCCTGTTGAGCGCCAAGTTGACCTATTTGTGCGCCCAGACTGCCAAGCATGCCCGCACGCTGCATTTCAAGGCCTCCTTGTTGCGCAGCAAGTCCTCCAATACCTTGACCAAGCTGACCGTAGAGCCCCGCCTCTTGCCCTGCTAGTTGTCCCTGGAGCGCGGTCCCTGCCTGACCAAGCTGTGCTCCTTGGAAGGCTTGCGCTGCGGATTGCCCTGCCAACTGGCCTTGAAGACTTGCTTGTTGGGAGCGTAAGGCACCTGCCTGCGTGCCTAGTTGACCATACAAACCAGCCTGTTGACCAACAATACCTGCCTGGATCTGGGCAAGTTGACCTGGAAGCAGTCCTAGTTGCGCTTCTTGCGCAGCCAAAGCTCCCTCAAGTTGTGATCCCGCCTGTCCCATCTGGGCTTGCTGGAAAGCTTGTTGACCATACAATCCGCCAATCCCCTGAAGCATAGCTGCTTGTTGTAAGCCAGACGCTTGCCCCAGTTGCTGCATTTGAGCTAACTGATTAGCGGTTTGCGCGTCAAACCCTGCCTGCTGAAAACGCTGTTGAGCGGCTTGAAGGCCTAATTGTGCCCCTGTTAATCCATACTGGCCCTTGAGCGCCTGCGTGGCCAAACCAGCTTGCTGTTGGAATTGTGCATTTTGCTGTGCCGTGGCCATTTCAGTTTGCTGATTGGCTAATGCTGCCTGAAGCGCCGCCTGCTGATTCATACCAGAGGCCTGTAAACGGTTAGCCTCGTTCTGCACTCGCGCCTGCTGTTCAGCATTGAGATTAGCTAAAGAGGTCTGAAGTCCCGCTTGCGTACCGAGTTCTTGTACTCCCAAACGAGCCGCGAGGTTTTGCTGACCAACAGTCAGGCCAGCCTGTTGGTTGGCCAAGGCCGCCTGCATCGCCTGCTCGGCAGTCATGCCTTGAGCTTGAAGTTGTGCAGCTTGGTTTTGGACATTGGCCTGCTGCTGCGAGGACAAGTTCGCCAACGCGGTTTGAAGACCGGTCTGCGCGCCAAGTTGCTGGGTCCCAAGCAGGGAAGCCAAGTTCTGTTGGCCGACAGTCAGGCCTGCTTGCTGATTCGACAAAGCCGCTTGAAGGGCCGCTTGTTGGTTCATCCCGGACGCCTGCAAGCGGTTGGCTTCTTGCTGCACCCGCGCCTGCTGATCGGCCGACAAGTTCGCCAACGCAGTTTGAAGACCCGTTTGCGTGCCCAACTCTTGCACGCCCAACCGAGCGGCGAGGTTTTGTTGCCCAACCGTAAGCCCGGCCTGCTGATTCGACAAAGCCGCTTGAAGGGCCGCTTGTTGGTTCATCCCGGACGCCTGCAAGCGGTTGGCTTCTTGCTGCACCCGCGCCTGCTGATCGGCCGACAAGTTCGCCAACGCAGTTTGAAGACCCGTTTGCGTGCCCAACTCTTGCACGCCCAACCGAGCGGCGAGGTTTTGTTGCCCAACCGTAAGCCCGGCCTGCTGATT